TCAGACAATCCGACAACGAAGCAGTGACCAAGTTATTTGATATCGCTGACGACTTCTCTGTAAAAGGACACCGTAACTTTACTTTAAACCATTCGGGTGAACGTGTTAAGATGTACACGAAAGAGGGCTTCCGGTACAAGATATATAAGATAGACCTGAAGGGTAATGATGAACAGACTGACTGACGCAGAGTACTGGGAACTGCACGATAAAATTTGTGCATTAGTTTCTAGTGGATACATTGACGAAAGTGAGTTTGATAGTAGATTAAAGTCTGCGGTAGAAAACCGCAAACGTATAAATAGTAGTAACGGAGAAAAGGGTGCTGCAAACACCCCTCCCCCTAAACAATAATTAGTCAAAGAGGAACTAATCATGTCTACTACTATATATCTCTATCTCAAAACCCATAAAATAAGTGGACTGAAGTATTTCGGTCAAACATCTTCTGACCCCTACAAATATGTTGGCTCTGGTCACATCTGGAAAAAACATCTAAAGAAGTACGGTAAGGAAGATATACATACCGAAATCATTGCAGAGTGTAAATCTCAAGAAGAAGTTCGTGATATAGGTATGTACTATTCGGAACTATGGAATATTGTTGAGAGTAAAGAGTTTGCAAATCTTCGAGAAGAAAGTGGTCAAGGTTCTGTTCCTGGCCGTAAACTGTCAAAGGAACATAGAGAAAAGATATCGTCTACATTAAGACGTAATGGTAATTCCGGACATAGTGGATTGAAAGGTAAAGACAATCCAATGTATGGAACGTGTAGAAAAGGTCATACATCAAAGAAAGTCTTATATAAAGAAGTGATATATAATAGTTGTAAGGAATGTGCAGATGCACATGGTGTGACACCCGCGATGGTGTCTTATTGGATTAAGAATGGTACAGCAACATCAATAAGGAAACGATGATGATATATGATTTAAAACAAGTGAAACAACTCAAGTTATCCACTGGTGAAGAGATCATGTGTGAGATCCTTGAGGAAGATGATTATGATCTTATTATTAGAAATCCTCTTACCATCCAGTTTGCGCAAGCCGAAGATGGCCAGAGAATGTGGTCGTTCCGTTTGTTCATGTGTTATCAGGATGATCCGGATAGATTCATTCTTTTGAAGTTGGATAAGATTGTCAGTATCGCTAATCCAGTTGACGAAATTTTGAAACAGTATGTTCAAGCAGTTGATTCTATCATGGATTATGAAGGTACTGAACCAGAGTATGACGATGAGTTTGTTTCGATGGATAGTGACTCACCTAATAACATTTTAAAGTTCCCTACAACCATTCACTAAACGTTACATTGACTGGGGGGCAGACTACATGCTTATTTTATCATATAAATTTTAATATGGCAAGGATTATTTTATGAAAGTTGGTTTTACCTGTTCTGCATTTGATCTGTTACATGCAGGTCACGTTCAGATGTTGCGTAATGCAAAAGAACAATGCGATTATCTTATTGTGGGTCTACAGACAGATCCTAGCATAGACCGTTCCGATAAGAACTCCCCTATCCAGACCATCGTTGAACGATACAGTCAACTCAATGCCTGTAAGTATGTCGATGAGATTATCCCCTATACCACAGAGTCAGACTTGGAAGATATCTTGTCCATGTGTCATATCGATGTTCGTATACTGGGAGAGGAATACAAGGACATGGATTTTACCGGAAAAGATATCGGTAAAAAACGTGGTATCCAACTTTACTTCAATGAAAGGTCTCACAGATTTTCTTCTAGTGATTTGAGAAAGAGAGTTGAGAAGGCTGGGACTTTAAATACTTTGAAAACAAACCTAAACAAACCTTGACATTCATACCCAAATTTAGTATAATAGGGTAAATATAAAGTGAGAGTACCAATGAAACCTAAAGATAGACCGCATTATGTAAACAATAAAGAGTTCTCCTTAGCGGTAGTAGACTACTGTGAAAGTGTACAGAATGCCACCTTAAACGGTAATGAACGTCCGATGATTAACGATTATATCGCATTGTGTTTTCTGAAGATCGCAGAAGGACTTTCACACAAGTCCAACTTTGTTCGTTACACTTACCGTGAAGAGATGGTCATGGATGCAGTAGAAAACTGTCTCAAGGCTATCGAGAACTATGACATCACTAAAGTTACTCGCACCAACGCACCCAATGCTTTCGCATACTTTACACAGATCTCTTGGTACGCATTCCTCCGAAGAATCCAGAAAGAAAAGAAACAACAAGACATTAAGATGAAGTATATCGCAGAAGCGGACGTGAGTATGTTTGTTGATGAATCTGCTGATGGTGAATCTTATGGACAACATGTCGTGGAAGGATTACGGCATCGAATTGATACTGTTAAAGATGCGGATAAACAGTTCAAAGACTATGTTAAAGAAGAAAAGAAACAGCGGAAGAGACGTGCAGTTAATGTCGATTCTGATCTTAGTGATTTTCTTACTTGACAGACTGATCTTTATCATGTATAATAGTAACATCTATTAATAAAATGAGTACTATATGAAGCTTGCAATCCTAAACGACACTCATGCAGGGTGTCGTAATTCTTCTGATATCTTTATGGGTTACCAAGAACGTTTCTATTCGGAGGTGTTCTTCCCGTATCTGTTGGAGAATAATATCACCCAGATTCTCCATCTCGGAGATTACTACGATAATCGTAAGACTATCAACTTCAAAGCACTTGCGCATAACCGTAAGATCTTTCTGGAGAAGTTGAGAGAGTATGGTATCACGATGGATATCATTCCGGGCAACCACGATGTGTACTATAAGAATACCAATGAGTTGAACGCGTTGAAGGAACTTCAAGGTCACTACATGAATGAGGTTAACCTTATCATGGAACCGACTACTATGGAGTATGGTGGACTGAAGGTTGCAATGGTTCCTTGGATCAATCCCGAGAATGAGAAATCTACTCTGGAATTCCTGAAGACTACCAAGGCAGAAGTCGTGGGTGCACACCTTGAACTTGCAGGATTCGAGATGGCTCGTGGTCAAGTCTGTAAGGATGGTATGGATAAGTCTGCGTTTGATCGGTTCGAAACTGTACTGACCGGACACTTCCATGCCAAATCATCACAGGGTAACATTCATTACCTTGGTGCACAGATGGAATTCTTCTGGAATGATTGTGGCGACCCTAAACACTTCCATGTCCTTGATACCAAAACAAGAGAAGTGGAAGCGATCCGTAACCCAATCACCATCTACGAAAAGATTTACTATGACCACGTAGAGATGGGTGAGTGGAAGTTCAGGGATTTGTCTTACTTAGATAATAAGTTTGTTAAGATCATAGTGAACAATAAGGGTGATGCTCTACAGTTCGAACGTTTTGTGGATCGTGTACAACAACAGAAGATTCATGAACTGAAGATTGCAGAAGACTTTAAAGATTTCCTTGGTGAGAATGTCGGTGACGAAAACATATCTGTTGACGATACTCATACCTTAGTCAACGATTATATTGACAATGTTAATACTGATCTGAATAAGGACAGGATCAAAACAGAGATTTCATACCTTATGAAAGAAGCCCAAAGTATGGAAGTAATTTAATTTGAAGAGTGAATATGGTGTTCGAGAGATAACCATGAGTCAAGGATCAGATTGCATTAAGAGGTACCACTATCTTGGTACCCCATACATGGATGCACCGACCAATAAGTTTTATGGTTTGATCTACGGTGAGGATGTCGTGGGGGTGGTTCAGTTCAGTGAAGGGCATTGTGATCCGTCTTTCGTTCCAATCTACTTTGGAGTGGACTCCCCCACGACCGGACTCTGGGACATGGCCAGACTGGTCGTATCCGACAAACACCAAAACGAATATAACATTACCTCGTGGTTTCTATCGCGAGCATTGAAGATGTTGAAACCTAGGTATGTGTTGACAATGGCAGACCGTAGGATGCACAATGGTACTATCTATGCGGCAACTGGGTTCGACTACTATGGACTTCAGAAGGGCAGGGACAGAGCCATTCGGGGTTATGAGGACGTGGACTTTCATGTTTTCACTAAGTCATATGATCCTTCTATTAAATGCGTGTGGGATAAAATAAAGTTTGACAAGACTGACTATTAATGGTATAATACCTGTATGATAAAATTTAGTAAACTTCGATATAAAAACTTCCTGTCATCTGGTAATGCCTTTACAGAGATAGACTTTGCAGCATCCTCTACGACATTGGTCGTGGGTCACAATGGTGCGGGTAAGTCTACTATGTTGGACGCATTATCCTTTGGTTTGTTTGGTAAACCCCACCGTAAGATCTCTAAGGGACAACTGGTCAATACCATTAATGGTAAAGGAACAGTTGTTGAAGTTGAGTTCTCTATGGGTTCACAGGAATATAAGATTGTTCGTGGGATAAAACCTAACATATTCGAAATCTGGGTTGGTGGTAATATGATCAACCAAGACTCTCATGCAAAAGAATATCAGTCTATGCTTGAGAAGAATATACTAAAACTTACCCACAAATCTTTTCACCAGATTGTTGTTCTCGGATCAAGTTCCTTTGTTCCGTTTATGCAGTTGACCGGTGGTGCGAGACGTGAGGTAATCGAGGATCTTCTCGACATCAATATCTTCTCTAAGATGAATAGTATTCTGAAAGAAAAGATGTCTGTGTTGAGAGATCAGATAACCACGAATGGTTACAACATAGAGATGTGTAAGACTAAGATAAACTCACAGAAGAAGTATCTACGTGATTTGTCTGCAATCAACACAGCACATCGTAAAGAGAAAGAGTCAGAGATTGCGGCTAACCAGACTGAGATCGAGTTTCTTCAGGGATACAATACTGAACACATGGAGATTGTGACGACACAACTAGAAGACGTGTCGAAGAAAATCGAAGGTATAAACTCCAATCGTAACAAACTGATCGAGTACCAATCGACCTTCAAATCACAGATTAAGACTGTGGTTAAGGAATCGAAGTTCTTTGACGAGAACGAACACTGTCCTACCTGTGACCAAGGTATTGCCGAAGACCTACGTGAGTCTAAGAAGGTATCTGCGAAGTCACGTGCAAAGGAACTGAACTCTGCAATGTCTAAGTCAACTCAACAGATGGGGACTTACGATGAACAACTTGTAGAACTCCATAGTCGGTTAGAAGAGGCCAAGACTTTACAGAACAATGTGAATAACAATAACCAGATGATTGCTAGGTTATACAAACAGAATGATAGTATTCGTTCTGATATAGATTCACAATCAGAAACCACCGGCGACCTCAAGAGTGCTAACGAAGAGTTAGAGACTTTGAACACCGAACTGCACAAAACTCAGGACGAGAAGTATATCCTTGCTGAACAGTACTCGTACAACCAAGTGAATGCTGAGTTGTTACGTGATACCGGCATCAAGACCAAGATCATCAAACAGTACATTCCGGTCATCAATCAACTGACCAACCAGTACCTACAGATCTTGGACTTCTTTGTACATTTCGATCTGGACGAGAGTTTTCAAGAGACTATCCGGTCACGTTTCCGTGATAACTTCTCTTACGATTCTTTCTCGGAAGGTGAGAAACAACGAATCGATTTGTCTCTATTGTTTACGTGGAGACAGATTGCTAAGATGAAGAATTCAGTCGCAACCAATCTATTGATTTTGGACGAGACTTTTGATTCATCATTAGACGATGATGGGGTTGACAATCTTATGAAAATCCTGTATAGTCTAGGGGAAGAGACAAACGTTTTTGTTATCTCTCACAAGTCGGAACTTGAGGATGCTCAATTCCAACGTAAACTGGAATTTGTTAAAGAGAAAAACTTTTCTAAATTAAAAGCTGCATAAGGGTTGACAAACGTTGCCCAATGTTATATAATGACTGTATATTAACTGAGAGAACTAAATCATGGAACTATCTGATCGTACCTTATCGGTACTTAAAAACTTCGCAAACATCAATTCTAACATTGTGTTTCGTGAAGGCAATGAACTAAAAACTATTTCGGTCGCAAAGAACATTCTTGCAAAAGTTACCCTAGATGACGATATCCCATCCACCTTCGGTATCTACGACCTTAATGAATTCCTTAGTGTGTTGGGTCTAGTTGAGAAACCCGCACTAAGATTCGAAAAGACTCACGTAGTAGTCTCTGACTCTACCGGTCTTCGTGGTAACCGTTACTTCTATTCTGACATTGATATGTTGTCTGCACCTAGTAAAGATGTCATCATGCCAGAACCAGAAGTTAAGTTTACCCTAGATACTGATACATTGAGTCGATTGAAGCGTGCGTCCTCTGTCCTAGGACACGATACTATCTCTATCACCCCCGAAGGTAAGTCTATCAAACTTACTGTGGTTGATAACGATGACGCAACTTCTAATAGTTTCTTCTCATATGTTGAAGGAGAGTTCCAAGAAGGAGTTGATTTCAACTTTGTCCTGAATGTGAACAACTTGAAGATTGTTTCCGAAGACTTTGAGGTTGGTATTTCTAAGAAATTGATCTCTAACTTTAAGTCGAAACAATCGTCCATTGAATATTTTATTGCACTTGAAAAATCATCTACTTACGGAGTATAAGAAATGAGTAACAAAGAAAAGGCACCAACACCACCAGTTAAAGACGAACGTATCGCAGTACTGTTAGACCTCGCTAATCGAGTCTCACGATCTACTGTCGCAGTAATCGATACTGTAGTACAACGTGGTGGCTTCAAAGGTGAAGAATTGTCTACGATTGGTCAGTTGCGAGATCAAGCAATTGAATCTATCCAACTAGTTGAACAGTTACAAGACCAGTAACCAACTAAGCGTTTGTCGTCTAATTGGATAAGGCATCCGCCTTCTAAGCGGATTATTGCAGGTTCGAGTCCTGCCAGACGCGCCAAATAATGCGGGTGTAGTATAGTGGTATTACAGGAGGTTTCCAACCTTTTGATGGGAGTTCGATTCTCTCCACCCGCTCCATATTATTATAGGAGAATGAATGTTGTTTAAAACATATATCCCCGATGTTGTACACCATATGCGGGAACGTGATGAATCTATTGGAGGAGACAATCCTTACAAATGGGTTCGTAAGATGACAAGTGAATTGCTTGGAGGGAAGAAGGTTATCGTCTTTGGATTGCCTGGCGCATTTACTCCTACTTGCACTAATGAACAACTACCCAACTTCGAACGACTCCATGACGAGTTTGTTGCAGAAGGTATTGAAGAGATCTGGTGCACTTCGGTGAACGATGCATTCTCGATGAACAAGTGGGCCAAAGACCTTGGTATTATCAAGGTGAAGATGTTACCTGACGGTAACGGTCAGTTTGCAGATGGTCTGGGTTACTTAGTTGATAAGTCAAACCTAGGATTCGGCAAACGTTCTTGGCGTTACGCACTAGTCATTGATAACATGAGTACTGAACGTTGGTTCGATGAAGACGGTATGTCTGACAATTGTCCGGACGACCCATACGAAGTATCTGACCCACAGAATGTTCTTGATACAATACGAAACAGTTAATATCCCCCCCGAAAGGGGGGTTTTTTATTGACAATGAAACACAGGTGTGTTATAATTACCTGTAAATTAAATTATGGAGCAATACATGAAAGATGAATTCTTATGGGTCGAGCGGTTTCGTCCACAGAAAGTATCAGACACTATCCTGTCGTCTGACCTAAAAGTAACATTCCAAAAGATCGTAGATGGTGGTGAACTACCTAACATGTTGTTCTCTGGTACTGCGGGTACTGGTAAGACGACTATCGCACGTGCCATGTGTGACGAACTTGGTCTTGACTATATTGTCATCAACGGATCTGAAGAGGGTAACATTGATACTCTTCGTGGTAAGATCAAACAGTTTGCATCCTCGGTATCACTGTCCGGTGGTTACAAGGTTGTTATCCTAGATGAGGCTGACTATCTCAATCCTCAATCTACCCAACCTGCTCTCCGTGGGTTTATCGAGGAGTTCTCTAATAACTGTCGGTTCATTCTGACATGTAACTTCAAGAACCGTGTAATCGAACCACTACACAGTCGTTGTTCTAATTATGAGTTTAACTTCTCTAAGAAGATTATGCAACAGTTGTGCGGTCAGTTTATGGTACGTGCACAGGATATTCTGGAAGGTGAGAATGTCAACTATAACAAAGATGTACTTGCGCAGTTGATTATGAAACACGCACCGGACTGGAGACGTGTTCTGAATGAACTACAACGACACAGTATCTCTGGTCAGTTGGAAACTACGTCTATTATCACTGACGCAAACTCAAACTACAGTCTTTTATTCAAGGCACTGAAGGGTAAAGACTTCAAGAAGATGCGTGGGTGGGTCGTTAACAATATGGATGTGGAACCCGCATCTATCTTCCGTGGTATATACGATGCAATGTCCGAGTATGTACAACCCCAATCTATTCCGCAACTGGTGTTGATCCTCGCTGATTATCAATACAAGAATTCTTTTGTTGCGGATCACGAACTAAATCTGGTCGCATGTATGACCGAAATTATGGCAAATGTAGAGGTGAAATAATGAGTTTTTATCAAAATGATGTAGAAGAGTTTATGAATATTGGTGGTCAAGAGTATCCTTGTTCTCAGGGTTGTCACCTATATGAAGACCCTAAAGAGAATGACGACCAAGTTCAACTGTATATGGATCTAATTACCGAAGAGTATAATGAGACCCTTGAAGCATATAGGAACGGTGATATCGTAGAACTCGCAGATGGTCTTGCGGATATGGTATGGGTTATCATGGGTATGGCGTCAAGTCTTGATATCGATTTCGAAGATGTGTGGGAAGAAGTTAAACGATCCAATATGTCTAAGTTTGTTGATGGTGTTGCGATTCGTAACCCCAAGACAGGTAAGATTATGAAACCAGATACTTTCTCCGAACCAGATCTTGCGAGAGTGTTGGGTAGCCAAATCTGTAACGCGAGTGTGTCGGGTGTCTAAGTGGAGTGATGCGCACATGGTGGTTGCAGAGACATATGCAAAATTGTCCTCTGCAAACCGACTGAAGGTTGGTTGTGTCATTGTGAAAGAGAACCGCATCATCTCTATCGGATACAATGGTATGCCTAGTGGATGGGACAACAACTGCGAACATGAAGTGAAGACTGGCAACACAGGTTACGGTAGGAAACTAGTCACTAAAGACGAAGTTCTACACGCAGAAACTAATGCGATTGCGAAGGTTGCACAATCCTCGGAATCGTGTTATAATAGTGATCTATATACTACAACGGCACCGTGTTTAGACTGTGCTAAACTAATATATCAATCAGGTATCAAGAATGTTTATTACCGTACTCCGCACTTGCGCAGTACAGACGGTATAGACTTTCTTGGAAAGTGTGGAATACCCGTATGTCAAATGTAATGCTTAATGATATTTACGAGATGTCTCCGGCAGACAATGTACTGTATTTTCCTAATAACATAGATGTTAGGATATGTCCTAAAAATGGTATGTCTTCCGTGAAAGAGGCTCTTCGTAGATCTTCGGATTCTAGAAAGGTTCAGGGACTCGTTGATAGAGTTTTATCGGTGAAGAAACATGCAGATCAATTCGATCTCCCCTTCAGAAAAGGTTCTTATCGCATTGCTATAAGACGTGATCCGATTGATAGATTCAAATCTGCGTGTGAATTCATTCAATCCGCACGTGCTTTCTACATTAAGAATGGAAGAGATTTACCTGATATATCACTAGAGATTGATCGAGTTATTGATGATATGGAACAGGGTTTGGTGAAAAATAGCCACTTCTATACACAGTCTTGGTATATGGGTCATCCCGATGATTATGATATGGTTTATCATATTAGCGAGATACCGAAACTTCTTGACTTCCTCCAAGAAGCCTGTACAATAGAACGTGACATTAGTGAAGTACATGAAAACCGAACTACAATGAAATTATATAATGATGCGATATCACCCGAACATCTGGTGAAACTTCGCAACTTTTACTTGAAGGATTACAAAAATGGCTGGTGCAAACAAGAAGACCGTCTCACCGTTTGATTTTTTACAAAGCATAAACCACTCGAAGATAGATATATATGAAGGTAATGAGAAGGGTTATGTCCCGTTCGTTATTAATCGCAGTCTGTCGTACTTCCCCGACACTGTTGCATTAGCGAATGAGATGAATCGGTATCACCATATCGATAGTAAGTTACAATATCAGTTTCTTATAAATATAGTTAGAAAAAGAAAACGTTTTTCTAAATGGGTAAAACCTGAGATAGAAAATGATATTGAAATGGTGAAAGAGTATTATGGATATAGTAATGACAAAGCAAGACAAGTCCTACCACTACTCTCCGCCACACAACTAACTATTATAAAAGATAAGGTGAATAAAGGTGGAAGAAAATAATATTGTAGAATGGAACTCTGGGTTGATGTTGGAAATCATTCTGGCAGAACCAGATGACTTTTTGAAAGTCAAGGAAACTCTCACACGTATTGGTATCGCCTCCAGACGTGATAATAAACTTTTCCAGTCCTGTCATATCCTTCATAAACAGGGTAGATATTTTATTGTACACTTCAAAGAACTTTTTATGTTAGACGGTAAGAAGTCTAACCTAGAAACTGGAGATGTACAACGAAGAAATACAATCGCGACTTTACTACAAGACTGGGGTCTGGTAGAGATCCACAATAAAGAAGTCGCAAAAGACTGTGCGCCTATGCGTACAATTAAAATCATCGGGTTCAAAGATAAAGAACAGTGGGAGCTTTGTCCGAAGTATAATATTGGAAATAAGTGATGTTTGATATATTTACAGATAAAGATGAATTCATTGCGGATAAGATCCCGTTCTTCGGGAAACTTCCTCTTGAAATAAGTGATGTATATGATTGGAACAGACATATGCACCTACTCAATACTCATCCGGATGAACAGATAGATTCTAATACGAATAAGTTTCGTATCGGATTAAACTCTTTCCATAGTAGACCGTCTGCACCCGACTTCGCACGTGAAATCGAACAAGAGATGCAGGACGTTTTTTCTTTACATGGAAACAAGATCACCAATATAGCATTCACCGGTATTGGTAAAAACTCCGACTCTTATCCTTGGCACGCAGACAAGATGGATGTGTTCTTAGTACAAGTCCTTGCGTCTGTAGAGATGAGAGTAGAGGGTCATAACAACAACGAACCATTTTGGTTCAATCCAGGCGACTATGTGTGGTTGCCTCGGGGTACCCACCATCAAGTGATTCCCCACGATAGTCGAGTAAGTTTTTCCTTCGGTGTTGAAGGAGACCCTGACCCATCCATTTATTTCTAAATGCGGTATGATATTTTTGCATAGCCTCTATCAAGAGTATGCGTTTATATACATATATACGTAATGAAATAATTCATTATATAATTAAACAGAGGTTAGTAAAAGTTATGGAAAGGTCACGATCTGATAAAATATCAGAGAGATTAGGAATGACTATAGTTAGTTTAGCAAGTGCAATTACGTTCTATATAACATTTAGTGCACTGATGGTATAAAAAGAAAAACGGGTGAGGTCATGAGACTTTGCCCCAACCTTTAAGGAAATTTGTCATGAACCTGATTTATCAATATTGGGACGGTGAAGTAAAAGAATCATGTCGTGCCGGTGTTATGGCCATGCAAGAATACGCAGAACGTATTGGTGCAGAGTACATCTTCGAAGAGAATCCTCAGTTTCTCAAAAATCATTTTGGTTACAACTTTGGTAACTACTCTCCGCACTACGGTGCATTCAAACCCATCTTCAATGAAGCATTCGATAGATACGATAAAATACTATTTGCAGATACTGATGTATTTCCGGTAGAAGGTCTAGAGGCAAACATCTTTGACGAATTTACCGGTGAGATTGGTATCTGTACAGAACCAGAACAGCCACGTATTCGTACTATTACCGGTGGTCGCATCACTCACGAACAAGACGAACGTTTCGCTCTTTTATGTAAGAATATGTTCGGAACGGACTTACCTAGAAACGAATATGGTATTGATGTTTTCAACACAGGAATGGTCTTGTATTCAAAAGAAGCACGTGTTAAGGCACGGAAGACTTGGTTAGATCCTTCAATATATATTGAGTTAGTTCGTAACATGGGACTAGACTCGTTCTATACTTGTGATCAACCATACCTACATGCAATGATGTTTGTACACGACTTTGAAGTACAACGTATGGATAATGGGTGGAACTCTTATATTCATTACAGTAGATATAAGGGTATAGAGGGAAGAGAACTCCATGACTGGAGAGATGATAACACCAAGTTTGTCCATGTCCAGTTTGCAGGAGCGGACAATCTGGATACCGAAACACATCGGAGAGTTGTAAACCTTCCCCAAGAACAATGGAACCTACCTAAGTGATCGCATACCAGATAGTAATAAAAGACGATCCTGTATCCGAAGAATACGCACGTATATCACGTGAGTCTTTTCAACCTGCCATTGATGCGGGTATAATAGAAGAGATTCGAACCTTTCATGCGATCACTCCAGACTCTGTAGATTTTGAAGAACATTTGTCAAGATATAATTGGCAAACTTCTTTAATGCAGGCTGATCTATATGGTAGTGCCCCTGATGACCATTCTCCTACCGAGAAGGCAGGAATGTGTTCTCATTGGGAACTTATGCGCATGGCGTCCGAGTCTGATGAGAGATTCTTAGTATTGGAACATGATACCTTTTTTAAAGAAGAATACTTAGATGTGTTGAAATCTATAATTAAGTTTATTGAAGAAATGGATGTCTTGTATGGAAACATTGGTTTGTTTATGGGGTGTTATACCTTGGAGAAGGAAACCGCTGCATGGCAATACGATATGTTGACCCAAGGTAACTTCCCTATTAACTGTGGCCCATATTGCACACTACAGAGATTATATTCGACATACACTACACGTGTATTAAAACATGAAAATTATAGAGGTCGTGAGACAACTATTGTGCATCCTTGGCACGGGTGTGACACTCTGCATTTTGGTCGAAACATCCAAAAACCCTTCAACAAAGATGATCCCAATATTACATTCAATCCATGGAGAACACCTACTACTCAGGTCATATCTAAGAAACTTTGTGTTACCCAAGATCATCACGGGTACAATCAAAAATACATAGATGCACCTTGGACTCGTCATCACTATTTTCATATAATAGATTGACAAACTCCTCGTAATAATATATAATGGTTACATTGAGATGAGGAATTTATGTTACTAACTAAAGAAGATGCGTTCTACGCAGCAAATGTGTTTACGGAGTTCTTTTCGAACTTTGACCGTATTGACGACTATATGCGTCAAATCAAGATGGAACGTATGAAGACGTTCCCCACGGGTCTACTTGGTATGGGCCCCGAAGATGACCTGTTCGATGATTTCGACATGCACCCCAATGATATGGAGTTTGTCATCGGTGATTGTCCACAGAACCAGTTCATGCAGTACATGGAGATCGTTACTTCTGCGCCCGTAGAATCTAGTATTCCGGGCAAACAAATGTTGAAGATTGTCAAAGAGAAGAACTCAGGTAAGATCTTTGGTATGATTCGATTCGGTTCTCCTACTATCAACTCACGTCCTCGTAATGAGTGGTTGGGTAATCCTCTGGACTCGTACAATCCCGCAGTGATGAAAAGATTCAACGAATCTGTGATTATGGGGTTTAACATCATTCCGGTGCAACCCGCAGCTTTCAATACCTTGGGTGGAAAACTGCTCGCAGGTATTTGTTGTTCCCACCAAATGAGAAAAGAAATTAATAAACGATATGGTTCTAACATTGCGATGTTCGAGACCACATCCTTATATGGGAGTTCAACATCTGCAAGTATGTATGACGGTATGCGCCCATTCCTACGTTTTAACGGTTTGACAGACTCAAACTTCGCCCCACTGATCAACGATGATAACTTCCGTAGACTGAACGACTGGTTCAAGAAACGGAACGGTGGTGATTACTTGGTACCTGCTGACGCATCTTCTCGTAAGTTGAAGACGCAGACCAAGATGGTATCCATTATCAAAACCTCTCTCAAGCAATATGATGTGGATGCCTATGCGAAGTTCTGTCAGACCTTTAAAGATGCTAAGGGTTTGACCGAGAAGAAACGATCCTTCTTCTCTACCTATGGTTATGAGGCACAGTCAGTCAAGGACTATCTGAATCTCAAGACCGATGAACTCAAACCCGCAGAGAACTTTGACCGATTCGAGATGGAGAACATCGTATCTTGGTGGCGCAAGAAGGCATCCAAGAGATTCGAACAGGTCAAGGCAGATGGTCGTCTACGTACCAAACTAGAAACGTGGAATACAAATGCGGATGAAATTGACATTATTCGTTAAATAAACGTGGATGAAATTGACATTATTCGTTAAAAAAAGTGTTGCCAAAGGCACTCTCTTTTGGTATTATATATGTGTAGGTTGATAGAACGACTCATGGTGACTCCTTCACTTCCTACACACCCTAACTAATTATATAAAGGTATATATTATGAAAAATGTAACATACAAGTCTGTAGAATCAAAAACTTCAAACATTACTCTTGGTGCATACAAGAAGATGATTGATACGGTCTATGCTGATCTTAATTGTCAGTCGGTGACTCGATGGGAAGTACAGAATAAGCAATCATTCTTGGTTTCTCTTATTCTGAATACTGCACCATCCAAGTTCATCCTTGCGCATGTGAAGAGTTGTTACAATTCCGCTGAGATTTCAAATGACAAAAAGTCTATGGAATATTTCACACAGTTCCTAAGTACATGTGACTACTTGAACCTCGACTCTAACAACCGCACTGTTACGATAGGCGAGTTTGTTGATGATAAGTTTGGTCTTCCTCTAGGGAACTATGTTATCGGTGATGAGGTTTACACCATAACTAAAGACACCTGCAACTATTCTACACTTCCTACTGGTATGAAGTGTATCCTAGATTCGCGTAAATTGACTCTAGAGATTTACTTGAACGTCAATCAAGAAGACATTACTCGTTTGTTCTTAGTTGTTAATAGTGGTGTTGCGTTGAATGCGCCAGAATTGAGAAACCCGATTATATCTAATGTTGCGGAGGAAATCCGCAGTCTTGCTACAAAACACACTAAGACTTTCGTTAAGAATGTATTTTCACAAAAAGAAATTAACAGACGTAAAGTTGATGACTACTTATCTGGTCTTTTCATGATTTACATCGATGGACTGCAAAGTAAAATTACCGCCAAGTCTTTAGAAGAAATGTATTATAACGAGAATGCTAACAAGTTAGTCAACAAGTTCTCTCGCGAGATGGATCGTTTCTTGAAAATTGTCGGTAAGAACATTTCCATCTTTAAACGTGAAAACGGATTGTTGGATTTGTTTGTGATCTACCTAGAACAGATCCGAGGTGGAAAGCGTATGATTGAACCAGAAACTTTCATTAAAGATTACATCGATGTTCAGATTGATCTGATGAAAGATAAGACCGAATACTCATACAATGAGAACGGTCGTTCTGCAAATTTCTCTGAGTTGTTGCGTTCACGTGAGATTCGTTTTAACAATCTACGTAATAAGTTAATCTCTGAAAAGTTTGATGCGTCTAAATATTTCGTACAGTTAGATTCTCGTAGAGGTGGAACTGCCGAAGAAAAACTTATTGCTGCAAAAGATCAGGGATGGATAACTCCCGAAGGTGTAGAAATCCCATTAGAAGATGTCCTATCAACTGACTTCGAAATTGGTCACATCAAACCGTATGCTGATGGCGGCAAAACTAACCAAGACAACTTTGTGATACAAACCAAAGAAGATAACCGAAAACTGGGTAAGAATCCCGTGGTCATAGGGGATCTTGTTTCGTCATGATAAATGCAAAGGGGGTTGACAACAACCCCTTTTTTTGTTATACTATATACATTATTCTAAAGAAGTGAGTCTATGTCCAATTTTTATACATCGGTTGTCCGTTTTGGCAACAAACTCCTGTACCGTGGTTTCGAGAACGGCAAAGAAGTAAAACGCAGAATTCCTTTCAAACCTACTCTGTTTATGTCCGGTACCGCAGAACAATCTGATGGTTGGACTACACTTGACGGACTACCCGTACAACCAGTAACCTTTGACTCTATGTCCGAGGCGAAGGACTTCGACAAACGTTACGAACATGTCTCCAACTTTACTATTGCAGGCAATACTAATTATGTTGCCCAATTCCTTGGAGAAGTCTTCCCCGATAAGATTGACTATGACCGTAGTCTCATCAAGACTGCGAACATCGATATCGAGGTTTTCTCTCAGGATGGTTTCCCTACTCCTGGCGCGGCCGCATATCCTGTTACCGCAATCACTATGCGTCAAGACTGTGGTACGTACTGGGTCTGGGGTTGTCAAGACTATACCGTATCTCGTGATGATGTACTCTATATCAAGTGTGACAACGAAATAGATCTACTCCAAAAGTTTGTACGTCAGTTCGAACAATACGCCCCCAATATTATTACTGGTTGGAACACACGGTTCTTCGATATTCCGTATCTGGTTAACCGTATGACTAAACTTCTCGGTGACGATACCATGGCGAAACGTATGTCTCCGTGGGGTCTTATCCGTGAACGTAATACTACCATCAACGGTAAACCCAACCAAGAGTTTGTCCTTGAGGGTATCGAACAACTTGACTACCTCGAAGTCTTCAAGAAGTTCACCTACAATACTCTGGGTCAACAAGAATCCTATCGACTAGACCATATCGCCCACGTAGTACTGGGTGAACGCAAACTATCCTATGAGGAACACGGTTCTCTGTTTGCCCTGTATGAGAATGACTTCCAAAAGTTCATTGACTATAACATCAAAGACGTTGAGTTGGTACATCTCCTCGATGTTAAACTTGATTTGATTTCATTAATCCTGACCATGGCCTACAAGGCGGGTGTGAACTATAACGATACTCTGGGTACGACTGCTATCTGGGACACCATCATCTACCGACTTCTGAATAAGAACAAGGTTGCGGTTCCTAAGAAGATTGAGAAACCCAAGACCGCATATCCTGGCGGTTACGTGAAAGACCCACAGGTTGGTTCGCACGACTGGGTAACCTCATTCGATTTGGCATCTCTGTATCCTAACATCATTGTACAATACAATATGTCTCCGGAGACGGTAATGGACGGATTCGTTAGCAATGTCTCGGTCGATAAGTTTCTGGACGGTTCGATTGACCTGACTGACCAGAATCTAGATTATGCTCTTGCACCTACTGGTGTTAGATTCACCCAAGATAGAGAAGGTGTGATTCCCATAATCATTAAACAGTATTACTCGGAACGTAGAGTAATCAAGAAGAAGATGTTGGAATGTCAACAGGAGATGCAGACTAACCCATCTAAAACTCTAGAGTATACCATAACTTCTCTGAATAATCAACAGATGGCAATTAAGATTCTTATGAATTCACTTTATGGTGCCCTTGGGAATCGTTGGTTCAGATATTTCGACCAAAGAGTTGCAGAGTCCATTACTCTTGCTGGTCAACTTGCAATCAAATGGGCGGAGAGAACAGTAAACAATGAAATGCAAAAACTTCTTAAAACGGATGAAGACTACGTTGTGGCAATTGACACCGATTCTGTTTATCTTCGTATGGGGGATCTCGTTGATAAGTTTTCTCCTAGTAATCCGGTAAAGTTTCTCGACAAGATCTGTTCGGAACACTTCGAGAAACTCCTTGTAAAGTCTTATGCGGATATGGCACTAGCGACCAATGCCTATGAGAATCGCATGGAGATGGAACGGGAGGTAATCGCTGACCGTGGTATCTGGATGGCCAAGAAACGTTACATCCTGAACGTCCACAATAACGAAGGTGTCCAGTACGCAGAACCCAAACTCAAGATGATGGGTATCGAGGCGATCAAGTCCAGTACTCCGCAGGTTGTCCGTGACAAGTTCAAGGAGATATTTCGGGTCATCGTAGAAGGTACCGAAGTAGACACACAACGATACATTTCGGACTTTAAGTCCCATTTTAAGACCTTACCGCCCGAAGCGGTTTCGTTCCCTCGGGGTGTATCGGATGTGACCAAATGGTCTGACCGTAAGACTGTGTACAAGAAAGGCACTCCTATCCATGTTCGTGGTGCGTTGATGTTCAACAAAGCACTCAAGGAAAGTTCTCTGACCAAACGGTACGAGACTATCAAGAATGGTGAGAAGATTAAGTTTTGTTACCTGAAGATGCCTAATCCAATCGGTGAGAATGTAATCTCTTATCCACTGAACCTTCCCCGTGAACTTGGACTGGATAAATATATCAATTATGATATGATGTTCAACAAAACATTCCTTGACCCACTCACTCCCATTCTGGATGCGGTTGGTTGGGATTCTGAACCTCAGGCGTCACTAGAGGATTTCTTTGGTTGACAGGTGGTCGATTATTTGATATAATGTATCTATGAATTATGAATTAACTATATTTAAATCTCAGTTCGATAACAAGACTCACCGAACAATGTCTCTGAAGAGTTGGGACAAGTTCGTTGAGTTGTTGTATGGATTGAGTCAAACTAAAGGTGAAAAGGGTGGTAGAAATTCTAGTCCTCTTATTACTCCTGCTGTGTTTGAAGCCGATAGCACACGTAGTAATAAATCTACTTTATATTGGGGTGGTTGGTGTGCTGTTGATGTGGACAACCATAATTTTACTAATGATTTGGATTCTCTAAGGGGTGAATTAATTGATAGGTTTCGCGATCTGGACTTCATCTGTTATAGTACTGCTAGTTCTAGGGATCAGTATCTTAAATTCAGGATTGTCTTCCGACTATCGGAAACTATTGAACGAGATACGATCAAATCCTTCTGGTACGCCCTTAATACTGAAATTGGAGAAATTGGTGACCCGCAAACAAAAGATCTTGCACGGATGTACTATGTTCCTGCAATATATCCTAGTTCTACTAATTTCTTCTTCTCTCATCTGGGCGGCAATCCAATTAATGTGGGTGAACTGATTGCGAAACATCCTTATGTTCAGAAGACTGGTAACTCTTTCCTAGATAGACTACCACCAGAGATGCAGAAGGCAGTAGTAGAACATCGTAAGAATAGTCTAAATAATACTAACTTCAATTGGACTTCATATCGCGATTGTCCGTTCTGGCCTAAAAGGTTAGGTATAGAATACCAGACCATTTCTGAAACTGGTTGGTATGCTAAAATGTACGCGATAATGATTGCGATTGCCGGAAGTGCGGTAAGTAGAGGTTACCCCATATCATCAAACCAAATCTCTCGGTTATGTGAAGAGTTTGATAAGGAAACAGGAAACTGGTACGAGAACCGTCCTCTCAGTGTAGAGGCAGATCGTGCATTAGAATACGTTTATAGGAACGGATAATGAGAAAATATTTAGTAACAGGTGCGGCAGGATTCATTGGATCGCAATTATGTAACAGATTGAAACGAGAAGGTCATTGGGTTATTGGTATGGATAATTACAATGACCATTTGTATAGTCCCACACTGAAACATCATCGTGTCGAACATTTTGGTATCGATGTCCTGAATGTGGATCTTCGTAATGAAGAAGAGATGGACAATCTCATCGACGGTATTAATCCCACGGATATTATTCACCTTGCAGCACATGCCGGTGTGCGTGATTCGTTTGGTAAAGAAAAACAATATCATGCAAACAATATCGATGGTACTCAGAATCTTATTGATGCCTGTAAGAGACATGCACCGGACGCACGTATTGTATATGCGTCAACCTCTTGTGTCTTTGCGGGTTCTGAACTACCTTGGACAGAAGGTAAGGAGACTGGTAAACAGTTGAATCCTTATGGATGGACTAAATGGGCCAATGAATGTCAGATGCAGGGGTCTGGTCTACATACTGTTGGTCTGAGATTCTTTACTGTATATGGCCCTTGGGGTCGTCCGGATATGGCACTGTTTGACTTCACCAAAAATATACTTGCCGAGAAACCAATAACAGTGTATAATTATGGTGATATGAAACGTGATTTTACATACGTAGAAGATATCCTAGATGGTATAGAATGTGTGTTGAATAATGATGTGGACGCAGGTGAGATATTTAATATTGGTCGTGGTGCACCAGTTCAACTTATGGACTTCATTTCAGAGATCGAAAAGAATACGGGCAAGTCCGCAATCAAGTTGATGGCACCACAACATCCCGCAGACACATTAGAGACTTTTTCTAACACAAGTAAGTTAGAAACACTTGGTTATCATCCTACTACTAATATAGAAGATGGTATCCGTAATTTTTATAAATGGTATATGGAGTACAATAGTGGCAGATGATTTTGATGAATATGTTCCCGAGAAACCCGAAGGTGAATCTCAACCCGAAGGTGTGAGTAAGAAGAATCCTTTACGTATGGGTATCGTGGGACATGGGTTTGTAGGTAAGGCTGTAGAATATGCGTTCTATCATCCTATGGTAGAACACTTTATTGTTGATCCGAATAACCAAACTACTATCGATGATCTTGTGAAGTATAAACCACAGATTGCGTTTATCGCTGCACCTACTCCACAGAACTCAGAGACGGGTTTTGTGGACGCGTCTATTGTAGAAGATGCGGTACTCAAGTTGATGTACCATACTAACGCACTTGTTGTTGTCAAATCAACAATCACTCCCGACATTGTGGATAGAATATACAATTCAATCGAACCTCAAGACTTTGATCGATTCGTGTACAATCCCGAATTCCTGACAGAAAAGTCTGCATGTGAAGATTTCGTCAATGCGGAACATCATGTGTTTGGTGGTACGGATCCTGCGTGTAATGAACTACAACAGATCTATGATATCTTTAGTGGGTGTAAGTCCGACAAATACTATCGTATGTCTGGGTGCGAGGCATCCTTTGTTAAGTATGCGACCAATTCCTATCTTGCAACTAAGTTGACATTCTTCAACCAGTTGAAAGAGTTGGTGGATTCATTTGATTGTAGTTATAATATGATTACTCGTGCAATGGGTGCGGATGATCGTATCGGCATCAAACATACCCGTGTGCCTGGCCCTGATAAGAAACGTGGGTTTGGTGGTGCATGTCTACCCAAAGACACTATGGCACTTCTGAAGTTTTCCGAATCTCAGGGAGAAAAGTTCGATCTGTTAGAAAATGTCTTGACAATCAACAACAAATATCGTATAATATACGAGTTAGATGAACGTGAAAAAGTAAATAATATATCATTTGGAGATGAGAAAGACGTATGAGTATAATGGATAAATTAAAGAAGAACTCCAAGGTCAAGACTGCCGAAGTCATGTCCAAGAGTAAGTTCTTCACAGAAAAAGATATGGTTTCCACCGATGTACCTATGGTCAATGTCGCATTGTCCGGTTCTATTGACGGTGGTGTCACGCCAGGACTGACTGTTCTTGCAGGCCCATCAAAACACTTTAAGACATCATTTGCACTGCTTATGGCAGGTGCATACTTACGGGAGAGAAAAGATGCAGTTATTTTATTCTACGATAGTGAGTTCGGTTCACCCCAATCTTATTTCGAACAGTTTGGAATTGACACTAGTCGTGTTCTTCACACTCCTATCACGAATGTAGAAGAACTAAAGTTTGACCTTATCTCTCAACTAGAAGAGATTGATCGTGACGATGACGTTATCGTTGTAATCGATTCTATCGGTAACCTTGCATCTAAGAAGGAACTTGATGACGCATTGGCAGAGAAGGGTGTTGCGGACATGTCACGTGCGAAAGCACTGAAGGGTCTGTTCCGTATGGCAACTCCATACCTTGCAATGAAGAACATCCCTATGTTGGCTATCAACCACACCTACAAAGAGATTGGATTGTTTCCGAAGGATGTTGTTGGTGGTGGTACTGGTATCTACTACTCTGCTGATACTATCTGGATCATCGGTCGTAGACAGACTAAGACGGGTACCGAAGTTACTGGTTATGATTTCGTAGTCAACATCGAGAAGTCTCGTTACCTTAAAGAGAAGTCTAAGATTCCTATCTCAGTATCTTGGGATGGTGGTGTCGAGAAGAACTCTGGACTACTTGATGTTGCTCTTGCCGGTGGATATGTTTTCAAACCAAGTAATGGTTGGTACCAACGTGTAGACAAAAGTACCGGTGAGTTGGTAGATCCGAAGGTTCGACAGAAAGATACTCTGACCGATGAGTTCTGGGCACCTATTTGGGAATTTACAGACTTTGCAGAATTTATTAGAAAACAATATCAAATTGGATTGCCAATGCAAGTAGATCCTGATATAATAGTACAAATAGATGGCGAAGATATAAATGATTAATCTCGACAAGGTGAGTGAGGGGGTTGACTATGAGTTGATCCCTGTCGAATATGTAGATAATGAGGCCGCGTGGGATGTTCGCATCCTGCGTGGTGAGTTTACCGAAACCGTATTACGTTTTGGCACGATCAAGTATGATGGAGAACGCGATTGTCTTACCTTTGACTTTCGTGTAGTAGAATCTCCGGATGATGAGTTGGATTCTTCTAGTGAAGACCTCCAAGAATTCTCTGGTTCTATTCTAGAAGATATACTTGAACGTGGTATAAATGAAGGTTGGGTGTACGGTACTGAGAAAAAGAATGGAGAAAACGTTGGAGATCAATCTAGAACAAACGATTCTACGGAATCTATTGACGAATGATGCATATGCTAGAAAAGTTGCAGCGTTCTTAACACCCGATTATTTTGAAGGGGTCTATAAAGGTCTCTTCAATGAATTCACTAAGTTTATTGCAAAGTATAATAAACTCCCCACAATGGAAGCATTTAAGATTGAGGTCGATGAAGGTGATCGTCTCAACGATGAACAATATCGTCATGCAATCGAGATACTTCCAAACATCTTTACTGCTGAGGCAGAGAACCTTGACTGGTTGATTGATCGTACCGAGAAGTGGTGTCAAGACCGTGCGGTCTACAATTCTATCATGGAGTCTATCTCTATCATTGATGGCAAACACCAGACATTATCTAAGAATGCGATTCCTGATATTCTATCTAAGGCACTGGGTGTTACATTTGATACTAACATCGGTCACGACTATCTTGAGAATGTTGATGGTCGATATGATTTCTACCATGAACAGAAAGAACGTACTCCGTTTGACTTAGATCTATTCAATAAGATCACCAAGGGTGGTATACCCAATAAGACCCTGAACATTGCCCTTGCGGGTACAGGTGTCGGTAAGTCTCTGTTTATGTGTCACTGTGCGGGTGCAGCTCTGTCTATGGGTAAGAACGTATTGTACATCACCATGGAGATGGCAGAAGAACGTATCGCAGAACGTATCGATGCGAATCTATTGAACGTACCGATTGATCAGTTAGAGAATCTATCTAAAGATATGTTCAGACAGAAAGTGAGTCAGATCTCTGCAAAGACCAACGGTAGGTTGATCATCAAAGAATATCCTACTGGTCAAGCAAATGCGTCTCACTTCCGTGCACTACTGAACGAACTGAAGTTGAAGAAGAACTTCGTACCGGATATGATCTATATCGATTATCTAAATATCTGTTCATCTTCACGGATGAAAGCGATGGGTGGTTCTATCAACTCATATACCTATATAAAGTCTATTGCAGAAGAACTGCGTGGTCTTGCGGTAGAGTTTGATGTTCCGGTTATGTCTGCGACTCAGACTACTCGTGGTGGTTATGGTAATGATGACGTGGGTCTGGATGACACAGCAGAATCATTTGGTCTACCTGCTACTGCCGATCTTATGTTTGCATTGATCAGTAATGATGAACTTTCAAACAATGGTCAGATACTAGTTAAACAATTGAAGAATCGTTATAACGATGTTGGTGCTGATTCACGATTTGTGGTGGGTATTGATCGTTCTAAGATGCGTCTGTTTGATGTAGACCAAAACGATTCACCTCTTAATAAAGAAGAAGACCATGGCCCTGCATTTGATAATTCAAACTCAGGGCAAAGACTGAAGTCAGAAAATAGATTTGGAGATTTTAAACTATGAGTCCAGAATATCAAACATTAATAACTCTTGCCTTGATGATTGGTGCCTACTATTTGGGTAATCATCTTGGTAAGTTAAGGGGAGTTGAACTTGCCATTATTTGGTTTGAACAACAAGGTATAACATTAACAATAGATGAGGAAGAAGAAGAAGATGAGTGAAGTGAATTTGGTTGCAATTAGTAAACCTAATGTTGGAGTGACTGACTGTTGGGATGCAAATGAGTTGATTGCATATACCGCACGGGTGAGTAATCCTGCTAACCAAAGTAACCGTGACACCGCACCAAAGTTGTTGAGGTATCTAATCAAACATCAACATTGGTCGCCATTTGAGATGGTGCATATGACTCTTGAAATCAAAACGACACGTGATATCTCTCGACAGATTATTCGTCACCGTTCGTTTTCATATCAAGAATTCTCCCAACGTTATGCAGAGAGTGAGAACTTCTCTACTCGTATGGCGAGAATGCAAGATCCTAAGAACCGTCAAGCATCTGTTGATATTGCAGAGGAATATGGTGTTGGTAGTGAGGGTGTTAAATCGAGTCAGAATGGTTTGGTTGAAAATTGGAATATGAAACAAAGGAAGGTTATCTCAGCTGCGAAGGAAGCATATAACTGGGCACTAGATAATGGTATCGCAAAGGAACAGGCACGTGTGGTGTTACCCGAAGGTAATACGTGTACTACACTGTACATGGCAGGATCTTTGCGTTCTTGGATTCACTTCTGTCAGTTGCGTATGGGTATCGAAACTCAGAAGGAACATCGTATTGTTGCGGAACAGTGTTGGGAACATATCAAAACACATTTCCCTGATATAGCAGAGGCGGTAATGGAAAATGAGTAAATATAGTTGTCCAGTAGTATTGGATGAAGAAGGACATCAATGCATTGAGTTTAGTGATGAATTAATGAAAGAACTTGACTTGAAGGTAGGGGATGTGATACAATGGGATCTAACAGAAGAAAGTGGTTCTTGGATTTTAAATAAAGTAAAAAAGGTAGGAGAAGAAAATGAAGAAGGGTGATATCGTTACAGTGATGACGGGTGTAGGTGAATATATTGCACGATTGGATCGAATTGATGCAGGTGCGGTACATGTACAAGACCCACGTCTTATTGTACGTGGTGAAGATGGTACGATTGGTTTCGGTCGTGGTGTATGTATGTCTGCTGTTGAAAATCCAAAGACTTTGACGTTTAGTGATGTTATTTTCACTGTACCGACAAATGAGTCTTTTGAGAAAGCATGGATCGAAGCTACTAGTGGCATTATAATTTAATGTCTGAAGTAACTATTCGGAACAAAGAACTCCTAGAGACCCTTGACAGTTTTGTCGAGGATTTCTTTAGTCGTGACTATTCTAGTACTGACTACCAAGTGTATAGTGCAGAAGAAGATAAGACTAATGGGGAGTACTTTTGTTCCGAAGAGTACTTGACAGAGTGTCTGTCACGTGATACACTAGTAGGTGTACCAGACAGACATTTTGCACAACCTATCTCTAAGATGGTTCGTGCTCAACCCAAAGTCTGGTCGGATTATATGAAACGTGTCAAGTATGATTTTGCAGCCGATATCGGTGCACATACTTCTGCACTATTATCATATTATCCGCCTGGCGGGTTTGTTGGATGGCACACTAACTATGACGCATCTGCGTATCAAGTATTATTCACTTGGTCTAAGAGTGGCAATGGATACTTCAAGTATCGTGATAATGATACGGGTGAGATAGTTACCTTACAGGACGTGCCGGGATGGCAATGTAGACACTACTACTTTGCTCCCGAAGATGAACCTAAAGATCTCTGTTGGCATTCTGCGTATGCAGGAGAAGACAGAATTACACTCGCATATAAGTTTTGCGGGTATGGAAAAAATGATCCTCGTGACCAACAGGCACGAGACTTACGTGATTTATTAATTGAGGATATTGAAACAGAATGATTACATTGACCCCCGAAGATAAAAAGAAAGTTGCAGGTGCGATTAAAGAACTATCTGATAGTATGACTCGCATTGATGCAGAGAAAGACTTGATTAAAGATATCGTTCAAGTTACCTTTGAGAATCATGGTGTGGATAAGAAACACATCCGCAAACTTGCAACCATCTATCATAAAGCAAACATGGCCGAAGTTCGTACCGAGTACGAAGACCTTGAAGCATTATATGAGGAGTTGTTCTAATGGCGGGTTCTGAATATTATGGAGACATTACCGTAGGTGGTCGCAGTCTGAATGATGCGACTCCTTCCGAGTGGGATCAGGCATACGAGAACACTAAATTGTCTGTAGAGGATATCACCTATGTTGGTGATAAAATCAGTCCCGATCCCGACAATGTTCCTCCTTTGTTCACTGGCACGCGTTGGAATGATCCTATGTTCAAATGTTGGAATGAGTATACGGATGATATTGATTACAAGTTCCGTGAAAGAGAACTGATCGAAGAGTTTAGGAAATATATAGATACTACTTACAGTGGTCACTATGGTCAAGGGGGTCTTCAATCATCTGAAGTCATCGTTGATCGTGGTCATGGTATGGGATTCTTTGCTGGTAATATTGACAAGTATAATGGTCGATATGGCAACAAGGGAGAGAACCCTGCTGACTGGCGTAAAGACATTATGAAAACAATTCATTATGGTTTTCTGAAGTTGTTTGAACACGATAGGATTCATGGGAATAATGGGAATACTACTGACTAATGGTGACTCGTTCACCTATGGCGATGAACTAGAGGGAAGTCGATCTCCGAATGGGATCGACACCCACCATCGTCACACATACACACACAAATTATCAGAGAGATTGCATCTCCCTTATGTGAACCTTGCAGAGAACGGTTCTTCAAACGCGAAGATTTACCGTAGAACACTCGACTTTCTAATGCGTCCATCTGACCATGTTGATATGGTTGTTATAATGTGGAGTAATTGGGGAAGGTTTGAGCTGTGTGAGTCTGAACATTTTCTTGCGGATAAAGATATACATATCCCTCAAGAATGTAACATGAACCAGATAATACCTTCACACAAGAGTACATCCTTTGAATTACAATGGGGTGATAGTACTAATAAAAATAGAAAGGAAATTCTCAAAGCATATACTGAAGATGTTCTTACCATGCAGACTCAAATATTGTATGGGTTGAAATGTATGCAACAGATGCAGTTTATTTGTGAGATGATGATGATCCCTATCATACAGGGCGTAATCCACGGTGACATGTATAAAAATATATTAGCCACTCTCAAAATGGATGGTTTCGAAGATTATAAGAAAGAAGTTACAAAAATCCTTAAAGACTTGCGTCCTGAATGTAAAATGGGTTTGGGTAATTATACAGACCTTTATACCTTGGCTGAGAAAAGTTACACGTTAAAACCCATGGGTCATGCTGATGAAGATACCCATACGGAATACGCTAAACTTATTGCTCATATAATTACTGCGGCAGAAATGTTACCATGTTACTAACTAATGGTTGCAGTTTCGTATGGGGTGATGAGTTGCAGGGATATGATAAGAGTCCGCCAGAACATTACCATTTAACATTCACCCATCACTTATCTAACAAATTAAAAACAGAATATGTGAATCTCGCTACTTGTGGTGCGTGTAATGATAAAATATTTCGAGACACTGTAGACTATCTTTTAGATCCGACCAAAGAAAATCCTACTCATATGGTAATTCTTTGGTCTGCGTGGCAGAGAGACGAGGCTGCAGAAAATAGAGTATCTGGATGGGAAAGAGAGGTTGGTATCCAACGGTTCCAGTGTATGTCTCAATTCTCTCCTGCTAGAATGCACCATATTAAACCTGAACTAGAAGAAGTATTATCCCCCGCATTAGAAAAGATGGATGTTCTTCGTACCAAAATAACACATCATCTAAGTTTCATGAAAAGTATGGAATTGATATGTGATAGTCTGGGTATCAAATTAATACAGGGTTCTTTCCACAAAAGGTGTTGGTCGAATATTTTATTGTCAACACATCCAAGATTCAAAAAAACCGATTCTCCTTGGACTGAATGGATAGAGTATACCCACAAATCACTTAGTAGTTTGAAAGATACCAGTAGACTTGGACTTGGTAGGTATATCGACTTTTATACTTTTGCCGAGAATGACTTCAAAATACTAGAGTACGGTCATCCCAACGAACCCGCTCATGAAGCGTGGTCACAATACCTATATGATATATTTGTAAAAGAGTTCTCATGAAAAATATTATACTACAACACTGGTCGGGTGAGTTGAATTCACTGACTCTACTATCATCTATGAGTATCTCTAAGTATGCTGAGATGGTAAACGCGGACTATGAACTTGTAAGAGGTGACCAATTCACTTCTATGGATGTGAGACCCGAACTACAGAAACTTGTTATGTTGGACAAACGATGGGATGACTATGACAATGTTGTTATGGTTGATGCCGATATGTTTGTTCGTAAGGGTTGTAATGAAAACATATTTGAGTGTGAAGGCATAGGTAGACATACTCAAATCCAAACCAATCTGCGTTCGGGTATTGCAAGAACACTCGGTTTCGTATGGGGTAATGAAGGTGCACCTTACTGGGGTGGATCTATATACAAACTGACCAAGGAACAACGTAAGAAGTTCCGTAGTGTATTGACTGACGATATCGTGTTACGGTATAAACAGAACTGGGTTGATGAAGGTGTCATGCACACTCTCGCACTTAAACTGGGAATGTCCCATACACAGAAGGGTAACTATCTGGACGGTCAGATGTGGAATTATTCTTCGTTTGAACCTGATGTGGAACGTGCAAACTTTATACATATAAGAACAAAGATAAAACCTAGTGGCCCCAAAGACACTAAGATGAATAACTACCAAAGACTGGTAGACAGAGGGTTGATAGCAACCTAAAGAATCCCACCTACCTTGGGATCGTGACCTGAACATGTCCCTAAACTGTTCTCTTTCAAAGATATTAATTGTATAAATAGAATCGTACATAATAACTATTTTTGGATTTATTCATGAAACTACTTTATACCCTACTTATTGGTGTGATTTTAACTTCTTCGGCATATGCTCAAGAAAGTGTTATCGAAGACATTATAAAGACAGACTCTACAACTAATAGTACTGTTACCACAAAATCTGATTCGACAACTACTTTGAAGTCGCCTCCCCCTTCTGCTATTTCCCCCACGATTAATACGTCAAACTCTGACCTATGTACATTCGGTGTTGCGGGTGCAGTACAAACACAAATTCTTGGTATCTCTGCGGGTACACAGTTCACTGATTATAATTGTGAGAAACTAAAGAATGCTAAGACTTTATACGATATGGGTATGAAAGTTGCAGCAGTATCAGTGATGTGTCAAGATAGACGCATATTTGATGCAATGATGAACGCAGGAACACCATGTCCGTATGACGGTATGATCGGCGAAGAAGCTAAACTTGCATGGGAAGCAGAACTTGCCGCAGGTGGTTCACCCGAAGTGAAAAGTGATAAAGATAAAGAAAAGGAGATGACCACAAATGAGAAGACTCTTGCCGCTAGTGGTGGTATTGGCGCTCTGCTCCTCTTACTCTTACTCTGAGGTCATATCCGGTACAACTAGGAACGCAACCGACTTTGGTTATAATTGGGTGATGCGAAATATCTTGCCACAACAGGCAGGACTTGAAGTATCCAGTGTGTTGTACAGATATACTGCTATAAAGAATACCGAAGATGATATGGTCGTCTATGTCCAGAACGAAGATGCTGGCGGTGACGGTTACATCTTTCGAGAAGTGGATGATTGGTCTGGACGAAGATCGAACACTATTAATAAGATAGTTCCGGTAGACAATATACTGATAGACCGTTGGGGAGATGGTTCTATCGAATGGACTGGAGAAGGTACTGTAGAAGACGCACGGGTGGTTTACAACTATAGGTACGACCCATGTTTCGATCCACAGACTAGTCCTGACTGTCCTGGCTATGTTGTACCAATACCCGATATTCCTGAACCGGACTTGACTGCAATATACGAACAAGAACAAAGATTTATCAAGGAGGAAGCTGAGAAAAAGGCAGAACTTGATGAAGAGGAACAAAAGGAAAAGGATAGAAGGAGGGTTTCGATACAAAAGAATAGGGAACGTTTAGAAATCGCAATGGGTGCAGTTAACTCAGTGTTAATGAGTGCTGATGCACAACTAAAGCATGATCAGTTACTTGCGCTTGGTTTAATACCACCAGCATATATGAGAGATATATCTGGGGGAACATATGACGAAACAATTACATTAAAAGATGGTAAGTTACCAACTAATCCTAAAGGAAAAAGAGTTGGACTTGCTCAACAATTATTACATACAAAAATGATAAATAGTCAGTATAACAACTAATCTATAGGGGATAGTTATGTTTAAACAAATTTTATTTGCCACGGTCGCATTAACTTCGACTGGCGTTATGGCATTTACAGAAGTGCCAATTACTGGTAACGTGGAGTCTAAGTGTGTTATCACTACCGACACGCCCGGAGTCTTTGGTAACCCTGTTAGCAATATTCTTAGTACTAAGTCGATAGATGGTGGGGTAGAACCTATCGTTCGATTCGATATCATTGAAGCTGGATCTTACAAGGCGGTTCTTTCGTATCCTATCGAGTTTACCACTTCACCGTATTTGAACGATGTTGTGAATTGGACAGGATTGGTTGATATTGCTGAAGTATCAGATACGTTGATGAATGACTTCGACAACACCAAAGTACTGTACAACAATGTTACAGAATATGATTTGACTGTTGCTGGTAGTATATGGTTCAGATCAGAATCTCAAGCAGACTATGGTTATGGGAAATCATTTCCTGGCGGTGTCTACCGTGCCGCAGTCAGTGCTGAGTGTATAGCGCAATAATATCATGCGTTATATTATGATGTTATTAGTCCTTATCGGTGGGTATGCGAATGCCCACCAATGGACACCCACGTACCCAAAACTGAAGTTATCTCATGTCTCTGGTATTATGAAAGTTGATATGGAACTCTTCAACAGCAGGCAGGATGTTGGTTGGTATGAAATATCCGTGTTCGATAAAGATTGGAATCCTGTAAAGTTTGCGGTAGGTGGTGAACGAATACTAAATGTTCCCTATCTAAAGAAACAAAAAGTGGAAGTGTATGTTAGATTTGGTGATACTAAACTCGTCAAATACATATGCAGTAAATCTAAGATAATAGCGGAAGATGAAAGAGTAACGGTGGTGTCATCGAGGATATGTTCGAAACTTAAATAGTGAGTGATGTAGTGAGATATTTTATAGTGATTTTAACAATATTATGTGTGGGACAGGTTCATGGAGATTCTAGTGCTTTGAATCTATCATTACCACAATCCCCATCTAATTATGCTTCAGATCAAATTAGGGCTGGTGATATAGATTGTCGGAATGCAATTGGTTCTGCTACTAACGTAGAGTTCGGTGTTGTCGGTATAATCAATCAAGATGATCCATTCAATACGATGGGCATTGACAGTAACCTATACAATAATGGTAGTGGTAAAATGAAAGATGTTGGTGTATATGCCAAGATCACCATACCTATAGGTGCACCAAAAGAAAGAATCAACTGTAATACATTATACCAATTAGAACTTACTAAGAAAAGATTAGAAGTCCAGAAGTTACAAGCAGAGTTGGCGAATCTAAGAAAACTGAAATTCGAGGGTGATGAGAAATAATGTCAGAAGAAGAAGACAAAACAGAAATCGAATTTGGAGGAATGACCTTCAAAGGTGGTAGGATGTTCGCATTGATCACCGCTCTCTCTACACTTGGTGGTGCAGCCTGGGGTGGTTTTGAATTCTACAATGACTATCGTAATATGAAAGAGATTGTGGAGAACATTGACGTAGACGCTATCTCAGCACGTAACGATATTATCGAGACCAAACTAGACGAAGCAATAGAATATACCCGTGACATTAAGTCTGGTCTACGTGACGACATCATCTCTATCGAGAAACAAGCAGACCGTGTAGAGGACAATCTAAGAATTACCGAAACTGAAGTACGTGACATGATCGATAAAGCAAATGATCGATTCGAAGACAAACGCAACCAACTACAAGAAAACTACGATACCCAACTCAACCGTCTACGTGACAAGAACGACCGAGAGTTAAAAGAACTCGAAGAACGTCTCACAGACCTAGTTCAAAAGGCATTGGATAACCCCCTGTCCGATAACTAAGTACACACCAATTCGCATATAAAGAGAATTTGTGTATACTTAATCCCCCCTTGACATCCTCCCCTTACTGTGGTATACTAAGCCTTATCCAGTCGGGGAGGGTGATTATACCTTTCCGTTATATCAAACCCCATAAAAGTGTTAAAAAAGTCTAAAAGAATCAGCTGATAAGTGTTGACTTCTTGTTATGATTATGAGATAATGGTTACCTAATTGAGTTGAGAGGTGTTTGTTATGACTTTATCTTTTGAATGTGTTACCCAAAACTTTCCATCAACAATTGGTATGGCGGTAGGTTCTACCGTTATCGTGCGGGACGTTCCCGCTTCATCTAACCCTAACGGGGTTGCCACTATTGAGGTCAAACGCCTCACTAATGAGTACTGCGATGTACAGGAGTTATAAAGACTTCGGTTCTTATACCAAAATGTTCTAAAGAAGGTGTTGACTTCTTGTTATGATTATGAGATAATACCTTTGTTGATTGAGTTGAGAGATATTATGAATAGAGAAGAACAGATTACTTACCACTGGAATGACTTGATGGTTCATTGTGAAACTAAAGAACGTTTCAATGAAGAAGAGTTCGAAAGAATCTACAATGAGATTATTGCAAAAATTAATGAGATGGAGAATTAAAATGACCGCATTCGTTAAAGAAAACTTCAGCTGGGACGGTATGTACCTTATGTATCAAGGTGAGTTCGAAGGTTCACGCACTATGGAACAGATAGCACCGAACTGTCACCCATCTTGGTATGGTAAACCAGAACGTAGGTTCATTGCGCGATTCAAGTATGGTTCGAAACCATTTAAGTCTTGGATTAACTTCCTATGTAAGAAAGTCTCGATCGAAGAGTATATCGAGATGAGTCAAAAAACTAGTCCGATGGAGACGATGGAATACTTCGGTTTCAAACCACGTAAGAAGAGGACTGTATAATGTACGGTAAAGTTGGCGAGACTATTCAATGGGAAACTCATAATGCCATAATTACAGGTGAGATAGTGTTTGTTCATGAGAATCTAGTCGATAACGATATTGATTACTATAGTATTGCGACTGGCCCTGAACCTATGGACAGACACTTTCTTGATAGTAAAATGATGAAAACCCTTAATGTTAAAAATTTATCTAACGGAGAACAATATGTCTAAAATAATGATTGAAATGGAAGAGGAACAGGTTGACGCGATAATGATCGGTGAATTGAAATGGCACCTCGAAACCTTCGGGAAAGATCTGGAACGCAGAGAAAAGGGTGAGGGTTTGTCTATATTTGATAATGACCCTAAGGCTGATGTTGTTTACCTGAATGAATATATCGAGGCCTTCGGTTTAGTGTTGGATTACTATGGTGGTAATCTAAAATGAGTAAGTCACTCGTATTGGGGATAATTGAGGAAGAGTTAACTCGACTTCATAAGGAAGCAAAAGAAAGTACAGAAACTTCTATTCTCATAATGACTGCCCACTCTATTGGACTGATGCAGAGAGTGAAACAACGTATCGAAGAGGAAGTATAGAATGACACATGGTGAATGGCATTTGTTGCAAGTGTTGATTAATTGGAGGAGTGAGTGATGAAAATCCACATTGATCGATTCACCAGCAACAACCCAGAACTCACATTTGATGATGTGGTACAGAACATTCGTATGGGTGTTACTGATAAAGGAACCGTGAATGTTCATTTCGAGACCCGTGACAAATACATAGAGGTGGAAGCCAACGGTACAGTTGGTGGCCCAGACTATAAGGGCCAGACGATTCATCTTTCTCCTCATCTATGGATTATTGGGGATGGTGGCCTAGGACGACAGTTGGACGGGACGGATGATGAGTTTTACGATCATCCAAACTTTTGGAGCGCAACACTAATAGTTGACACGGAGGACAATAAATATTATACCAGTAGTGTGATTGCATTGAAGCACGAATATTTTGTGAGTTATGTCCTCGACAGTGAAGTGATGAACCATGATTGCCTTGGTGAAGTTGAAATTATTGAATGGGTGGAGGAGAGTGAGTGATGAGAAAAAGAGGTTATAAAGACCTCTTTTTTATAACAAAATAATCTAAGAAAACAGTTTACTTTTGCTCAATTCTATTATATAATTATTACATAAATTGAGATGAGGAGTAGAGATTATGACTGAATCAAAATATGAAACCAAAACCACCGTGTTTGATCGTGAACATGCCGAGTATACCATGGTGAGTTTTGTTGATAAAGAAACTGGTGAGATCAGTCATTACGAACTCAACATCAAAGAAAAAGGCTCAACGGGTTTACTAAGCACTACTTGGAGGATGGTGGTTGACCATGGCAGTGACATTGTGGATATTATTCTCAACACTGAGAAGAAACTACAACTGATCAAACTGTTAGATGAGTTCACTCAAGAAATGGAAGGGCACAGTTACTACAGTAGCAATCCTGGCATCAGCACCGACGATTATGAAGATGTTGCTGATCGCATTCTGGAAAAATTCTTTTTGAAGTAGGAGTAGAGAAAAATGAGAGAGTTAATTATTAGCAATATTGTCAATTCTTCCAAATGGATATTATGTATTAATAACGGCCTGGAAGATGAGCTGCCTAGATTAGAGATTCAGTCAGATCAAATGTTGCTTGAACTTTACAATTTTTATGTTGTTGGATTATGAAAAACGCAAGGACAGTGAGTGATGAATCATCTTGAATACAAACGAACTTTGACTGCTGAACAAGCGATTGACGAAGAGTTAGTCAATTGCCACCTTGGCACACTAGAGTCGTTTGAATCACCTTGGGAAGCATTACACGCTCTTATGGTATGGCACCATAACGTTGGCGAATATTTTGCAGAGAAGGAGAACGATCAATGAGTGAACGACTATTAACCTCTCTCTGGAGAGAAGAACTGACTGACTGGGGTGACCATAAGACTCCGAACCATACCTACATTACCCGAGGTTCTCAGTTGATAGGGTATGTCAAACGTGGTACGACCGAGGTAATCGAGTTCAGTACACCCCTGAAGACTTGGGCAGTGACTCGCAGGAAGTTCCGCAAGTTATCCAAAAAAGAGATAAGAACCTACCTTGATATAACAAAATGATCTAAAAATAAGTGAAATAAGTCTTGCATACTTGTTATGATTATGAGATAATAGTACCCTATTGAGTTGAGAGGTGTTTGTTATGTTTCCAGTTAAGTTGAATGATTTTCGTGATTATGTCCATATGTTCTACGGTAAGGACGGCATCTACGACCTTGGTTGTAGTATCCCTGATATCCAGTCTGCGATTATGGAATATATGACTACTCTAGCAATGCACGCCCACCAAGAGAATTATATAACTTGGGGTGACGGTGACAGTCTTGACCGTGAACGTGTTCGTGCGATTTTAGAGTCTAATGGTTTCGAGGAGATTAAATAATGTATGTTTTTATCGAAGGTCGTCATAAGAATAAAGCGGTTGTTGAAAAATATGTCGATAACCTATGTCGTGCATTGCAGATCAATCGTCTTCAACGCTTATTGACCATTCGATTCAAAGGAACACTAGACGGTGGTGCACAAGGTCTGTGTCACGGTGAACATGACTATGCTGAAGTTGAGATCGGTACCAACGGTCAGACCTTCATGCGTCAGATGCAGGCACTTGCTCACGAGATGGTTCATGCGAAACAATTCTTGCGTGGAGAATTATCCTCGACCGGTGTTTGGAAGTGGAAAGGTCGTAAGGCAGAGAATTACGAATACCTTAACCAACCTTGGGAAAAGGAAGCCTACAAGTGGGAACGTGATCTGTTCTTGGACTTCTTCCCATTCGATATGGAAGTGAAATGATACGTTTTGTTTTTCTTTCAATCAGTTTCTTGATACTAGTTCACACAGTAAGTTTACGGCTTGAATTTGGTGATGCGGGATTTTGGTCTTTGGCGACTATTCCCGCATTGGGATATATTCTCCTATTTTTATCTGACATATGGAAATATATACATAGTTATGAAACAACAAAAAGGAGACGTGACACAAAATGAAAGCACTACTATTGATCGGTGCCCTTGCGGTAACCGGATGTTCAACCATATCTAACACTAGTTTTTATGATGATAATGAAAGTAAGGCAGTAGTTGATGTCTGGGTATCAGTTCAGAATTTAGATTGTTCATCTGAACTAGCGCCACTACAGGTCGATGACATTGTACAATCCAAACAATGGTTAAAGACTTATTCAACTGGGAAGGGATCTAAAGATGTCCTTGAGATGGTCAGTATCTTCGAGAAGAGTCTCGATGGACTATCTGGAAGAGTATTTGGAGAGACCTACTGCAACTTAAAAAGGAAGACATTAATAAACCAGTCCGAGAAAATGACTAAAGCAATGATGAGGAGATTTTAATGGAAAGTTATAATCAAAGAATTAAAGACATCCAATTGTTAGACGAACTGTCTACCGATGAGAAACGTGAACTATTAGAAGATCTCAGATTAGAGATTGAGATGGATGATGCTGTAAGTGATATGGAAACCAAAGCTACCCTATTGAAGACAGTTAATCTGTTGATGAAAGTTATTTAACTTTTTTTGAAAAAAAGTATTGCCAACTTGTTCTGAATATGAGATAATGTCCTTGTTGAATTGAGTTAACATTTTAAATAGAGAGTATATATTATGAGTATGAATGACATTTTACAAATCGAGACTACTGCTTCTGTTGGTTCTTCGCCATGGGGTATCGGTGAGATTGTTTCTGGTGACCTGACTCCACGTCAAATGATGGAGAAGGCAGGTTGTAACTGGTCGGTAGAAAAGGTTCCTACCTATGCCGACTATAAAGGTGACAAGATCCCTACTGGTATGGAAGCTCTTGTTCGTTCTTCGGACAATAAAGTTCTCACCCAAGTTGGTGGTAACTGGGAACCTTGTCAGAACGAGACTGCGTTTGAGTTCTTCAACGAATACTGCCTCGAAGGTGGTATGCAGATGGACACTGCCGGTTCTCTGAAAGGCGGCAAGATGGTCTGGGCACTTGCCAAGGTCAATGAGTCCTTCGATGTGTTGAAGGGTGATCGAGTTGATTCCTATCTTCTTTTCTCCAACCCACACGAGTACGGTAAGTCAATCGACATCCGTTTCACTCCGATCCGTGTATCGTGCATGAACACTCTTGCGTATGCTCTGAAGGGTCGTGCGATCAATGGTGCGAAGATGAATCACCGCCGTGCGTTTGATGCGAATCACGTTAAGACTACTCTTGGTCTTGCTCATGAGAAGTTCGAACAGTACAAAGAACTGTCTCAATTCCTTGCGGGTAAGCAGTTCAAGATGGAGAACTTGATTCAGTACTACAATGAAGTATTCCCTCGTACTTACCAAGGTAAGAACCCACCACAGGTCAAAACGTATGCTGACTTAACCACTAATGGTCAGAAGGCATTCGATGTGTTGGAGACTCAGCCCGGTGCAGAGTTTGGTGTGGGTTCTTGGTGGCAAGCACTGAACAGTGTAACCTACTTGACTGACCACCAGATGGGTCGTGAAGCAGATTCACGTATGACATCTGCATGGTTCGGTTCTAACCAAAACCGTAAACAACTTGCGGTATCAAAAGCAATTGAATTTGCGGAGGCTCTATAATGTGTGGAAGTTACTCGGGAGAACATGAAATGAAACTTATTCGTAATGCGCTACAAACGCCTGATGGCACAATCATCGAGTCAATGCATCGTCATGACTACGTGACTTATACAGATGCCAATGGTAAAGAATACATGGTCGATGGTGGTCTTGCTTATGTAAGACGGTCTATTCACGATGATCAGATTGACCTGAGTGAGTATGATGATGCGCCTCATGAACGACAACGTGAGGTACTTACGTGGGGAACATACGGTATCAATGGCGACCAACCATTGCAGTATAAGACTATCGCAGAAATGGAAACAGGACACCTCGAAGCAGTTATTGAGATGGGTGGGGTATGTCCTATCAGACGTGCTTGTATGCAAAAAGAATTGGAGTTACGAAATGAAAATTGAAGTAGAGTTAGACCACGAAAAAACTGATGAGATTGTTATTGCGGATTTGCAACAACATATTGACAACTTAGAAGAAGACGGTGCGGACAATGAAGAATATCTTTCGGCGTTTCGTTTAGTGTTGGATTGGTACGGAGGATAAGTGATGAAACGTAAAGATCCTATATTTGATTTGGAACAACAGATAATGGAAGCTTGGGGTGTTGTTGACGATGTTGATATGATCACCACACATTTCGTAGATAGTCCGGATTGGGCTGGGCATCACTTCAGTCCCGAAGCGACTGATGCGATGATGAATAAATATTTCGCAGTCAAAGAACTGTATGCGTTAAAGTTTGAAAGATTGTTTCATACGTTTGAGGCAGTGTGTAAAGAATATCATAAACGTGGAAAGATCGATGCCGACTTATAGTTACAAGTGTTCGAAGTGTGATGTCGTCACAGATGTCCGTATGAGTATGAGTGAAACTGAACGAGAGATGGAACTTCCGTGCACGGCCTGTGACGAAGATACTCAACAAATTAAAGTGATTACTCAGAGTGGTGGATTCCAACTCAAGGGTAATGGATGGTTTAATAAAGGTGGATATTAATTATGACAATGCCAAATGAAAGACGTAATGCTGTTAACCGTACTCGTATATTCTTACTTGACTTAATGGATCCTAAGAAGACACCACGTGTACCAAAATCCATAAGAAAAGAAGCGGCAAGTTGTTTGAGACATTATCCAGGCGAATACTATATGCTATTAGCTTCGGAACAGGCACCAAGAGTATTTGGTGAATGGAATAGTGGATGGCCAGACCTAGACCTAGAGAGTGACCCCGTTATGGCGGTAATAGACAAAGTTTTTGAAGAACACGGTAAGTAAAACGATGAGTGATTATATACCACACAATTGGGTTGTTTTAAAAATAACTTATAGTGAAGAAACATTATATAAGGTACTCGGTGGATGGTCAGGTGGGTATCTTGATGGTGACGCTTGGCGTATGAACAGTGGTATCAACTTAGCATTTGAACACAAAGAATATATAGACTTCTATGGTCATTCGGGTAGTTGTTATCACTGTCATAGAGGAAGTTACCGCTTGACAATGGCCACCTCTGGAGTGTATAATCAAATTAAAGAACACTTTGGTGATAGAGTAGAGTTGATGCCTGAAGACACAAATTGGATGGAGATTGAGTGGTGAAGATTTTTACAGTGATTGCGAATCGTTGGGGTGATGCTGAAAAACATACCTATTTTGTTGGCGTGTATGATGATGTTGTTCGTGCGTATCGTGCGGCAATCGCTGAAGAGTACTGGCGTGGTGGTAAGTATGAATGTGTCGTACACGAAAGCGAACTCAATGCCAAGAACTTCAGTGACATTCACGGCGAAAGTATAGAAGAATGGTGTGAGAAACGGTATTTCCCCGAAGGTCATTATGAGTTAGACATTATGACTCGTGTCAATCAACATTATGATTTGTATAACATTACAGCGGATGAGAATCCATTGGTGAAGAAATGAGTATTCAAGTAAATAAAAGACGAGTAGTATCTAGTGAACTGAAACCGTATTGCCATCACAGTGGTGTTAACGATTACATGGAAGTCACTCAGTGGACAAATGAAGAAGGGTTTGTCATTGTCATTGAGCGCGATCAAAGACCTGAAACGTTCAGTCTTACATATGGTGAGTTTGAGTTGTTACAAGTGTTGATGAATTACAAGGCGAGTGAGTAATGAATTTAACAGATAAAGAAATACTAGACTTTGTAAGAGAGAATCTAACACTAGGTAAAGATGAGAACGGTCACTACATACTAAAAAAAGTCAGCTGCAATGTTGTAGGAGATGTTTTTGGCGATGTTTTTGGCGATGTCTACGGCGATGTCTACGGCAATGTTGTAGGCGATGTTGAAGGTGATGTTGAAGGTGATGTTGAAGGTGATGTTGTAGGCACTGTTGAAGGCACTGTTAAAGGCACTGTTTTAGGCAATGTTAAAGGCACTGTTTTGGGCAATGTTAAAGGCAAGGTTAAAGGCAAGGTTTATGGTGGGGGACGTAAATAATGTTTAAATCTTTACATGTTGAATCATTTGGTGTACCGGAACATGATAAGTTCATTGATGAATTCAAAAAGGAACTACATCTTCGGATCAATGACGATATCGAACAATCACTTCATGACGAGTTGGTCAAACTTGGCTGGACTCCTCCTAAGAAAGAGAATGAGTAGTGAGATATAGGATAGTTGAGAAAAAGAATTGTTATAACGAATCCATCTTCTATGTTCAAGAGAAGGGTTTGTTGTGGGGGTGGAACTATGTTATGGATCTCCATGACATGATACTCACTTTTCGAACCAAAGAGTTTGCTTTGAAATCTATCAAAGAATGGTATGGTTACAAATACAATAAGATCGTCAACATCACAGAGGTGTCGAATGAAAGACCGGATTAAAGAACTTGCTGTAGAGTCAAGAGATAGTTCGGGATATGAAAACTGGGAAAGGTTCGCCGAGTTGATTATTCAGGAATGTGTAGAGGTGGCATCAAGAGCAGATGATGCTAAATATGAGTATGCCGCATGGTATTTGATTGAAAAACATTTCGAAATTAGGAGTGAATAACTATGAAAGACCGGATTAAAGAACTTGCTATAGAGTCAAGAGGTAGTTCGGGATACGGCAAACCTTTCCCATGGCGAAGCTTCGCTGAGTTGATTATTCAAGAATGTGCAGAGGTGGCATCAGGAGCAGATGATGTTAACGAGGATTATTCCGGATGGTATTTGATTGAGAAACATTTCGAAGTGGAAGAGTAAATGATAACGTATAGCACAAACTGGATGGGCCCTGTATCTACTCGTTGGTACGAAGAACGAGATATACCTTTCGAGTTGAGAATGACTTCTGGCAAATTCATCCAGCCACCGCGTGAATACAAACACTATCTTGAATCTTATTCGTGCGGTCGTATCGACATTCGTGGTTTAGACGAAGAAGAAAACTACAATGGGTGGGGCGAGTATAGTGTTGCTCCTATGCGTACCGAAGACTGGAATGCGTTCAGTGATTGGTTGGATGAGTTGGAAACTTACGAGATGACTACATACGAAGAACTGATCGATCAATTCGAGCATTACAACGGGAAATCGATAAGATGGGCAACTGGATTATTAAAAGGCGAAGATGAGTAAGATACTATGTATAGACTTTGGTCTGTGTAACTTCCATAATGTAATATCTTTAGTTGAAGATGGTCATGAGGTTGTTATTGTCTCGGGGTTCTTTGATCTACCTGTAGAATATTACAGGAGTTTGGGGGTGGAAGTTCTATCCATCAATAAAGATAGCGTTCTTGATAAATGGGTGGAGTCGAATAAACCTGATATTGTAATATCAACTAATCCGAGTCTTTCTTGCGAAAGATTCTCTGAGAATGCAGAATTTCTTGGTTTGACTAAAAGAGTCAATAAATTAGAAATTTATAAAATGAAGACTCGAAATAATGTCAGGGGTCTTGGTATAAAGGTACCTAAGATATTAACTGGAAAGGATATAATAGCACCTTGTGTCGTCAAACCTAACATTTGTGGAATTGTGAATGACACTGCCAGAATATGTCTTACTCAGAAACAACTGGATCGAATTGGATATGAAGATTGTTATGTCGAAGAATACATTGAAGGTGCTGTAGAGACCAATGTTGCATATATGATTGCAAAGGGTAAATGGTCTATCTTACATACCCAAGAGATACTCGGAGAAGATGTCGCCAAGGTAGCAGGAAACTTTACTCATTGGACACGAACTTCAAGTTTCAAACATCTCTCTCCAGAGAACAATGAGATAGTCTTAAAGTGGGCAAAAAGATATCTCGACTGGGCTTCAAAGGAATGTACGGAATCTTCGTATGTGGGTCAACTTACCGGACTGTTAAAGGATGGTGTTTGGTACTTCTGTGAGAATAATGTGCGACCAGAACAAACTAATAGTCTACCGATTTTCATATCGGGAAATGACTTCCTCGAAGCGATGCGAGGCAAACCGGAAATATTAGGAGACGCCTTTCCTAATGACGCACAGAAGATGATTGTTATGCCTGTAGAGGAGTATTCTCCATATCCATTCCATCTACATGAAAAACATAATGTATCAATTCCTTGTGGTCTTGATCTGGTCGATGGTGTATATCGAATATCTGATACTTTCAAGCATAGGTCACGTGATAGAAGAATTGGTATAGTTATATGCGACCGTATTATACCTCAAGAGTTTGTGGATGATATTGTTTCGGATGGCAATTTCACAATCACTACTCGACTGGTCTAATGAAGATACTGTGTATCGACTATGGGTTGTGTAACTTTCACAATCTCATTTCTCTTGTCGAAGATGGTCATAAAGTTTATGTCCTAACATCCGAAAAATACGAACTGTGCCCCACGACTTTATATAAAGAGTTGGGTATTCATATATTGGACATTGACCGGAAAAGTGTTTTAGATAATTTCATAGAATCCGAGTCTATAGATTTGATGATATCGACAGATCCTACTATCGACATGATCAATTCATATCAACACAAATTAAAGTATATCGGACTGACTCCACGATCCTCTAGGTTAGAAACCCATAAATGGATGACCAGATGTGAAGTTAAGAAGTTAGGAATAAAAGTCCCTGAGATACTTCCTCGACCTATTGCTCCCTGTGTCATAAAACCAATAGTCACCAAAAAGGGATTTGACCGAGTCAACATATGTCTGACCGAAGAAGATTTTGGAATCTTCGATGATAATACATTCTATGTTGAAGAGTATCTTACTGATACTATAGAGACTAATGTCGATTATATAATGTCTCACGGTAAATGGTCTATACTACATACCCAACAAAAGATCGGAGAAGACCTCGGAAAGATGTCGAATCGATTAATACACTGGACTTGTACTTCCAGTTTCGGGAAACTATCCAAAGATGATAATGATCTGGTATTGGATAACGCAAAGAAGTATCTGGACTGGGCATCCATACAATGTAATAGATCCTCGTACATTGGACAACTGACCGGTTTCATTAAAGATGGGGAGTGGTACTTCTGTGAGAATAATGTCAGACCTTCACAGACCAATAGTGTACCCTATTTCGTATCGGGAGATGAATGGTTGATGGCCATGTATGGTCACCCTGAGATAATAGGTGAATCCTTTCCGGTAGATGTTAATAAGATGATCGTGATGCCAATGGAACCAGACTCACCATACCCGTTCGATCTACACCTAAAACATAATGTTGCGATACCCTGCGGACTCGATATAATCGATGATGAGTATCGTGTATCTTTGATGATGAGAGGAAAATCTACTGACAATAGGATTGGGTTGTTGATATGTGATGATAATATCCCCCAAGGATTTGTCGATGATTTCCGCACCGATGGTAATTTTTCCATTACTACATTCATATAATGAATGGTGACTATTCGTGAAATGGATGACGATAGTTGTTGACTTCTTGTTTTGGTTATGAGATAATGGCTGTACAAATTGAGTTGAGAGGGTTTTATTATGCAGATTACATACAAAGGTTATTGCGCTCTGGGTGGCGCATCTAATCCAAGACTTTACTCACGAGCTGTGTATTTGGGTAAACACTATATGCACACCGCTTATTATATGATGGGACGTTAAACCATGAGAATTGCTGACTCTACTCTTTATGAGATGTATCTTGAAAAACATAAGAGAGCACAGAACAAAGGTGCACGTGTTCCTTACCACACGTTCTCTTACAAAACTAGAGATTCTGAACGTCAAAAGACTTACAATGCAGAACACTTGTTTCAAAGACAAATCGAGAATCCCACGTTCGAGACTCTAGAAGAAGTTCAGGAATTCTCACGTAAAATCTACAAGTCTAAGACTTGGATCACGTTATGGAACAAGTCAGTTGAAGAAGACGTGGGTCGTATCTTCAATTCACAACCAGAAGTAGTACAGATGAACTCCCGTACTAAGAAATTATCGGGTTTCACTGATGGTTCTAGTGTAACCCTATGTCCTATCACGGGTTTCAACAAGTACGTTCTACTGCACGAACTTGCTCACACTCTGGGTCATATGCACCACGGCCGTTCGTTCCGTCAATGTCTCCTGAGTCTGGTCGGTACCTTTATGGGTGCTGATGAGAAGAAGATTCTGAAGAACGAATTTAAAAGAAAAGGTCTTGCATTTGGAGACGCTAAAAAACCAATGACTTTCGAGAATTGGGTATCACGTAAACAACGTATGGAAAATATGAGGAAAAAACTATAATGTCAATTGATTATATAAAAAACGGTATACCGTTTATTGTTGTAATATTAATAAGTTTCTTAATAGGTTCGATGTTTGGTTCTACTTCCGTACAGAGTTCTTGGCGACTCGATGCAGCTGCAACCGAATGTGCACAGTTTAATCCGTCCAATGGACACTTTGAATGGTTGACAAATGAAGAAAAATAATGTAAAATGGTATAACCAAAACAGTATAGACTGGTACGTAAAATGGTGTGCTACCATAATCATTCTAGTCTCTGTTGTTTTTCGTAATGCTGGCTTTGAATACCGCATGTTTGATTTGTCTTTCGGTGTAATGGGCACGATACTATGGTTATGGGTAAGTGTGTTATGGAAAGATAGAGCACTCATAATATTGAACGCGGTTATGTTTATGTTACTTGCATCCGCACTACTAAAGGAAATTAATTAATGTTTGAACATGTACCGGTCGAATTGACTGAAATGAATGCCGTGACCACTGATACTGGTCGCAAATACAAAACCCCCGAAGGTGTCAACCTTCCCTCTATCACTACAGTCCTTTCGATTCTGTCACGTGACAGTATTGCCAAGTGGCGTAAACGTGTAGGTGAGGCAGAGGCGAATCGTGTCTCTTATCGTGCGTCTACTCGTGGTACCTCGGTTCACGAAATCTGTGAGAAGTATGTCAACAATGACCCTGATTGGGACAAGTACATGGCAATCGACCCCGACAATGGGGAAACGAAGTTGACCAAGCGTACTCCTGACCTCATCCAATCGTTTCTTGATTTGAAACCAATACTGGACGAACGTCTGACTAAGGTCTTCGCACAAGAAGCCCCACTCTACTCCAACCATCTTGGTGTTGCGGGTCGTGTGGATTGCGTGGGTATCTTTGATGGTAAACCGTCAATCATCGATTACAAAACTTCGATGAAACCCAAACGTCTCGATTGGATTAAGAACTACTTCATGCAAGAGGCTGCATATGCCATCATGTGGGAAGAACGTACTGGTCAACCTATCACTCAGTTGGTTACTATAATCTCAGTAGACCAACATGAACCTCAAGTGTTTATTGAACATCGTGACAACTGGGTTCGTCCATTAATCGACACTATTGCACAATATAATGAGGAAAATTCTACTTCCCTTTTTGTATAAATAGTGTTATAATTTGTTTGTATTCACTTTTTAGGAAATAGGTATGATAGGGTTCGGAACCTTTTTATCTGAGGCATCATTAACTTTCGGAGAAATTACTCGTGAGGATAGACCTGACCGAATAGATATTTTTCTGCGCAAGTACAAAGGTAATGAACCATTCGAATTGGTTGGTGGTGACCAAGTAGTCTTTAAGTACAATGCAGAGATTGAGAAAGCTGTTAAATCAGGAAACTCTAAACTCGCACAGTCAATTGGACTCGAAACCCTAGATGGAACTAAACTCGCATTCGGTAAGTTATCTAAGACTGCCGAGTTCGGGGGTGGTCGTGGTTCGGGTGGTGGTGCAGCCAACACTCGTGCAACTGAATCTGCACAATGTGTTTATCTACAAGCAATCTGGGATAACCGGACAACTAAGTTCAGTGCGGACGATATACGTAACGCATATCCCAAAACGCACACAGATGCGTCTCTAGATGAAGTACTTCTGGGTGATGAAGGATGGATCTCCTCTTCTATCGATATCGCAAGACTTCTTCACAAAGCTCTAGGTAAAAAACAATACAGTTTCCATCGAGGATCTGGTTGGGTTGAGATAGTAGAGAAGAAGTTCAAAGAACTGAATCGCGTCCAGAAAGCATTCGGTAATATCAACAAATGGTCTCCTGCGGACATCTACATGGTCGCAAAGGGTGCAGAGAACAAGTATGATATAGAAGGTGCAGAGTCACTAGAATACCTGAACAACGAGTTGATGAAGGCATACACTGCACGTGATATCATCGGTGTGTCTTTGAAGAAATTGACCGGTAAAGGTAGACTTGCCCAAGTTAACTATAAGAAACCATTCAAAGGTGCAAAGTTCACCAAGTCATCTTATGGTAAGAGGGATTTCTTCAAGTCCAAAGATGGTTACTTGTTCGGTGACGGTGGTATTGAGATGCAGTTCCGAACCTTCCCTACCTTTCAGTGTGAGATTATCGGTAAGGCTGCTAAACACGGTAAGGTGTCTCATGGTGGTATTGATGCGGCTCTCTATGCCACAAATCGGGATAAGACCGATAATCGTAAAGAACTTGAATCATTTATAAAGAAAGATCGGGATTCATTCCTAGATAAGTTCTATGGGTTCTATGATGGTGCAGTAAATAGTCCGGTAGACAAAGAAACCTTTAAAAAGAATCTGGAAGGTGTGACAACCGAATGGTTAGTCTCCAAGTACTATGTAACTTCTATTTTCGTAATGATAAAAGGTAGAGAACAACAATTCATGGATTATTTATTCCGTATAGCAAAATCACAAAGTCCGCTATCTGCGGTACACCTAAAGGTACAATAAAATGGCAATATCACGATATATGGAGGGAGACAACAGCATCAATATTGCTCGTGGTCTTGTTCTCGATACAACATACGAACATAAATTTGGTGCGGTACTTTCAATGTCAGTCTCTGAGACCGGAACTGTTTGGGATGTCGATGATACCCTATACCCTTGGTCTGCATGGGATACTGCCGGAGTTTTGACTATCCCCGCAGTGAATGCTTCGGACAATGGTGGAACGGTAACTGTGACTGGTTTAGATGCGAACTACGATGTGATAAGTGAAGATTTCGTAGTATCCAGTTCGGGAACAACCACCGGCACCAAAACATTCAAACGTGCGTATCGTGCATTCTTTACTGATGGTACATCTAACATTGGTAATATAACTATTCAACGTGGTGGTACGACTATCGCATTGATCAGAGCAGGTCAGGCACAAACACTCATGGCGGTATTTACTGTCCCTGAAGGACACACTGCATATATGTCTAAAGTCAGTATGAGTATCGAGGCCGGTGGTGATGCGAGTGGTAACGTGTATTCTAGAATTCCTAGCCAAACATCATTTCGTATTAAACATACCTTCGAGATCGGAGATGGTGGTCATTACCTATATGACTTCACGGTTCCATTGAAATTCGATGCAAGGACAGATATTGATTTTAGATGTAGTATGCGAACTAACAATTCACGTGCCTCTGCTGCATTTGATATGATTCTTATCAAGGAATAGTAATGAAATTTGTAGATTTTATAACCGAATCCAAGAACACCCATATGACGCATATCGAAGATAAAGTCATCTATGGTGGTGTTAATGGTACACGTCAAGCAATATTTGCATTACGTGAATTGCGTGATATGCTTGCGGGTAAAGGTACTGCGGGACTGTCCACTAAGTGGGATGGTGCACCTGCTATCTTCTGCGGTCAAGATCCTACGGATGGTAAGTTCTTTGTGGCGAAGAAAGGTATCTTCAATAAGAACCCCAAGGTATACAAAACCGATGCAGATGTTGAAGCAGATACTTCTGGTGACCTCGCAGAGAAACTCAAAGATGCATTGAAGTATCTACCTGAACTTGGTATCAAAGGAGTCATCCAAGGGGACTTCCTATTTGGTCGAGGTGATCTGGGTAAGAAGAAAATTGATGGTGTGCAGTATACTACATTCCATCCCAATACTATCGTATATGCAATACCATTTGAACAGTCGAAGGAAGTACGCGATGCAAAAATCGGTATAGTGTGGCACACTACATATAAGGGTAAAACATTTGAATCGATGACAGCATCCTTCGGTGTAGATGTTTCTAAACTAAAAAAATCTAAAAACGTATGGTCACAAGATGCAATGTTGCGATCTGTAGATGCGACAATGACCCAACAAGAAACGGAGCAAGTAAATGAATATCTTTCAAAAGCTGGTAAACTTTTTAACCAGATCAGTGGAACAACCCTCAGAACCCTTGAAGGAAACCCCGTCCTCGCCGGAACAATCGAAACCTTCAACAACACCTACGTCCGAAAAGGTCAAACGCCCGGCGACTCGAAAAAGCACGCCCAAGCCCTCATCAAGTACATCCAAGACAAGTACCAAAAAGAAATCGACAAACGCAAAACCGAGAAAGGCAAGAGCGCCCAAGTCGAAAAGCGAGACGAAATCTTAAAGTTTTTCTCTCCGAAGAATCTAGAATCTCTAGAAAAGATGTTCGATTTGCAGAAAATGATTGTACTTGCGAAACTAAAACTTATAAATAAACTTAATAGTTTAAAGAAAATTGACACATTCGTTCAAACCAAAACGGGTTACAAAGTGACTGGTGAAGAAGGTTATGTAGCAATTGACAAACTTGGTGGTGACGCAGTGAAACTTGTTGATCGTATGGAATTTTCATACAACAACTTTTCACCCGATATATTAAAGGGCTGGGACAAACCTAGTCGTAATTAATGGGATAAACCAGAGGAAAACAAAGTGGCAAAGAAACCGCTTAGATTCAAAGATTTTACATCTGTAGATTACACTCAGTCGGGTGATGATCAACTTGCGCACAATGCTAAGAAACGCAAGAAAGATATACCTACCGGAAATACCGGAGAAGAAGTAGAGAACGAAGCACTAGACATGACCCAACGTCTTGCACGTGGTCGCATGTTTAAAAAGAACAAGGCCAAGATTGCAATGGGTCGCAAACGTGCTCAACGTAAGATTGCCTCTATGGACACTCTGAAGAAACGTGCACGAAAGGCTGCACGTAATATCCTACTCAAGAAACTTACCAAAGATACACCCAAAGGTGAACTCTCATTGTCACGTAGACAGGACATAGAGAAGAGACTCGAAAAGAAGAAACCAGTTATCGATAAGTTATCTCGTAAACTACTACCCCAAGTACGTAAAAAAGAAATGGAACGTAAGAAAGGTGGTAAAAGTGCCGATTAAGAATTTCACCCAATACCTGATCGAAGAAGATCGTGAAGTTTATTTTACCTTTGGTAGAATGAATCCTCCTACTATTGGTCACGGTAAAGTGATGGATGTACTTGCCAAGAAGTCTGGTAAATCAGACTATAAAGTATATGTCTCACAATCACAGAATCCCAAGAAAGATCCCCTATCCTACACAGATAAAGTGAAACATGTACGTAAGATGTTTCCTAAACATGCACGTCAAGTAATGTTAGATAAGGATGTCAAGTCCGTATTTGATATTGCAGTAAAACTATACGATCAAGGTTATACTAAGATCAACATGGTTGTTGGTGCAGACCGTATACGTGAGTTCGATGTATTGTTGAATAAGTACAACGGTACAAAGGCACGTCATGGTTTCTACAATTTCAAGAAAATCAACATTGTCTCTGCGGGTGAACGTGATCCTGATGCGACTGGTGTTGAAGGTATGTCTGCGTCTAAACAACGTGAGAATGCAGCAAAGAATGACTTCGTTACATTTGCACAAGGTGTACCGAAAGGAATGTCCGATAAAGATACACGGAAGTTGTTCAATGATGTTCGGAAGGGAATGGGTCTCAAGGAAGAGTTTGAATTCAAGAATCACATTGAACTGGAAACTGTTTCTGAAACAAGAGAACAGTATGTTCAAGGTGAATTGTTTAAAGTAGGTGACACTGTTGTTATCAAAGAAAGCGATGAAATAGGAACTGTATCTGTATTGGGTGCTAACTATGTTATCGTGGAAACAGATAACGGTAAGTTGCGCAAATGGTTAGATGCTGTAGAACTACTAGAGAAACAAGACTCAGATATCAAAGATCGTAAAGGTACACAACCTGCACGTTATCACTCGGGACTGAAGAAGTCCACCAAAGTTGCACGTGATGCACACTTCAAGAAACACGGTAAGAAAGCAGACGATGATGACTCTGCATACAAACCCGCTCCAGGCGATGCAACAGCAAAGACCAAACCTTCTAAGTACACCAAACAGTTCAAAGACATGTATGAAGAAGTATCTCAGAAAGAACTCAATGACCTTGAAAAGTTTGCTGACCGACTACTGAACAAGTTTGATGTGGATATCGAATTTACTCGTCACTTCAAAGACCGTATGAATGACAAACGAAACAAACCTGCTATTAGTGTTGACGAGTTAGAACGTCTGTTCAAGAAGATGGCTGATAACAAGGGTAAGAAGATTAAGAAACACGGTAACAGTGAAGCGATCCTCAAGGATATGCAGTCTGACCTGAACCTACCTGTAGTTATCAACTGGAAGAACGGCGAGTTCGAAGTTGTTAACAAAACAATTATGCGTAAGAAAGCATTCAAGTCACCTGATCCCGAACTGAAGTATGAGTCTGTCGAAGAAGACATGGCTCCTCGTTGGATGAAGGATATGATCGGGTCTAAACTCAGTCCTAAAAAATACCAACATGCACTGGATGTTCTTAGTAAGATCATTGACCGTAAGAAGAAAGAAACCGGCGGTAACCTTAGACACGGTGTTGTTTATTATGCTGGCCAGGTTGCAAAACAGTATGACGGTGTTGACGCTAGGAATCTCGCTAAAGCATATGAGAAGAGTGTTAAAGAAGCGACTGATCCTGTAGATGCTGCCTCTCAGAAGATTGAACGTGAGAAAGAGACTGATAAGAAGAAACACGACCGTATTCTAGACCGTGCAAGACTCGCTCGCGCAAGACAAAAGAATAGGCAAACTAAATGATTAATTTTAAAAAATACCTTGCCGAAGGGCGGTATTCAGTGTATGATACACTTGACGTTAAAGAAGGATCGGATGGCATTGCAGCTAAGTCAAAGAAGTCTGGTATCTCGGTAGATACACTGAAGAAAGTATATAACCGTGGTGTTGCTGCATGGAAGACGGGTCACCGTCCTGGCACTACCCCGCAACAATGGGGACACGCAAGAGTCAATGCGTTCATCGTCAAAAAGAAGAAAGGCAATTTAAACCACGATAAGGATCTTGCATAATATGAAAACATTTCAACAAATCAGAGAGAAACGCGAAGTAGTCACTTTAGGTGGAACATCTAAAACAAGTGGTGAATACTATATGGGTGATGAGGGTATCAAGAAATTGGTTGACCTATCTAAAAAGAATCCCAATATCGAGTACACTGTTAAGTCAGATAACTACGGTGACTTCAAAGCACACTGGTTGAAGAACGGTAAGTTCGCAAAACAAACTGTTGCCAATATTAACTTCGATATGGATAAACATAAAGTACGTGGTGTACCGAAAGGTAAGACTGTCAAGGACACTATATTTGTGGTGAGGTACACTAAGTGAAGTCGTTTAAAGAATTGAGAGAGAAGACTCTCACTGCCGCAGAGAAAAAGAAACGGGAAGAGATTGCAAAGGCAATTGAGAAAGATGAACCTGATATGCCAATGGACAAGAAGATGGCAATCGCAACTGCGCAAGCAAAGAAAGTTGCGGAAGGTGCTGAGAAGTACACCGTCAAGAAAGGTAACATGACCCGTAAGGTCGATGGTGCGACTGCCGACAAGATGAAACGACAAGGTTGGAAGTTGATTGCGACCGAAGGACTTGAAGAAGGGAAGATGAAAGACTTCCACGATATGGTAAAGAAAGGTATGACTGCTGCACAGATTGCTAAGAAGATTGGCATGAAAGAGAAAGATGTTGCCGACTTCATGAAAGGTATGAAAGAGTCGGTTGAACTTGAAGAGAAGATGAAAGATAAACCATACGAAAAACAAATCGGTATGGGTGATTCTCGTAGCGAAAAAGAAATTCGTGATCAGATTAGTGGTTTGAGCGATGGCACATTAAAGAAATGGGCAAGTAAACCAGCAGGACGTTTTGGTTCTAAGATTGCTAAATTACAAGATAAAGTGGTCGCTGCCGAGATGAAAAAGCGTGGTCTTAAAGAATCTGTCGAAGAAGCACGTAAAGACTCGTCTGCCGATTTATACTTCAACACATACTCTGCCGCAGTACAACACGCAAAAGCACAAGCAGAGAAGAAAGGTTTTGAGGTAGTAGAAGACGATTGGTTCAACCAAGTAACTACGGGTAAAGGTAAACCTGGCCGTGGTAAGACTACACGTCATACACTGAAGTTGACTAAGAATGACAAACCAGTACGTAAAAGTCTTTCCATTCAGGTATACAACCGTGACACTGATAAGAACCCATACGAACTTAACTTTTACGTGAGTTGATATGAAGAAGTTTAATCATTACAACGAAATAGATGAACACTGCGAATGCACTGACCTGTTCGAAGACTTGGTAATAACCGAGTCCGAGTACCAAGGTAAGACGGTCAAACTTAATGACCCCATTCGTACATCCGAGAACCCTAACAAGAAGTTCAAAGTATATGTAAAGAACGAGTCTGGTAAGGTTGTTGTGGTGAGGTTCGGTGATCCCAATATGTCAATTAAAAGGGACGATCCAAAACGAAGAAAGAGTTTTAGAGCACGACACAATTGTGCAAACCCTGGCCCAAAATGGAAAGCAAGATATTGGTCTTGTTATCAGTGGCGCGGGGGATCTAAAGTTGACAATTAGTATAAATACACCAATAGATCAAATGGAATCCATGATGCCCAATAACGACACATCTAATCACCGATTAGATAGAATTGAACTTAAAATCGATAAACTTGCCGAAGCTATGATTAGTCTCGCACGTACCGAGGAAAAGATCCTTTCTATGGAAAGAGAAAATCAAAATCACTTTGAACGTATGAATCGATTTTCTCAGAAATTGGATTCTATTGAAACTAAAGTAAACGAAAATGCTCACACCGTGAGTATCATCAACAGACTATCATTTGTCGGTGTCGCTGCAATAATTGGCGCCATCGTTAAAATGATGTGGTTCTAAAACGGAGACTAAAAATGTCAAATGAACTAAAGGGTACAATGGAGGCATATTTGTCAATGGTCTCCGAAGCAAAAAAGAAACTTGATCCAGTAAGCGATGCAGAGAACGATAAGAAGTTCAAAGATCGTAAGGACAAGGACATCGATAACGATGGAGATGTTGATTCTTCGGACGAGTTCCTGCACAAGAAACGTGCCGCAACTGATGACGCGATTGACGGTGGTAAGAAACCTGCCAAGGGCGTGAAGGAAGAGAAGGACGAAGAGGAAGAACCTAAGAAGAAAATGCCACCCAAGAAAGATGGTGATGCAGACGAAGGTGAGACCGAAGCAGAAAAAGAAGACGATGATGCCGAAGAAGTAGAATCGGACGGTGAAGGTGACGCAAAGACACCAATTAAGAAGAAGAAGGCGACTGATACCAACCCTAAGACTTCTGATGCTACCGCAGAGATCTCTAAGATCGAATCTGTCAACCGAGTAAACACCCGTGAAGCATTCATCGAAATGTGGTCTAAGGTTGAAGAAGCTGTCAATCAGAAGAAAGGTGCAACTCCACCCGAAGAGATTGATTCAAAAGAATCACCCAAGGGTAAAGAGTTCAAGGCAAAACACAAAGTGGATAAGATTTCCCACGATGAGTTGGAAAAGATCGAAGAACCTAAAGAACGTACTGTGAAGAAAGAAATGAAAGAGTACGAAGTCATCCGTCAAATCCTTTCTGGTAAAGCACCGGAATAACGGAGAGTAATTATGCAATGTCCTAAATGGTGTAAGAATGCAGTCCCAACCTTTCGTGGTTGGGCTGACCCCAAGACAGGTGAGTTGTTTGTATCAAAACGTTTCACCCAAGATCAGATTGACGAATACAATAGTGTTTCGTTGGTAACCGAAGAAGTTGTTGTTGAAGAACCACAATTACTTCAGGAAGCGCCCGCGAACAACAAGTCTCTCGAAGACATGACTAAGACTGAACTGCAAGCAATCGCAGAACAATCCGGTGTCGAAGTAAGTAAACGAGCTACTAAGAAGACCTTACTAGAACGATTGATGCTTAAATAATATATAAGGTATATCATGAAATTCTATTTGCTAACCTCTAATTCTTTAGAGAGTCTCATACGCAATAGTGAAATTATACATTCTGAAGATCTGGTAGTTGTCATCAATACTCGCGATGACAACTACCGTGACTACGCAGAAGAATATTGTATAGAAAACGATCTCGAATATTATATAACCCCTTCTGATGGCACTCCTGCCACCGGCAAGAATTCTGTGATCAAGTTATTTCTGGAAAGTGACAATGATTATATGGTTCAGATAGACGGTGATGATTTTATTACTCCTCTTGGATATAGATTGTATAAGTCAGTATCACAACACCCAACTCCTCCCGATATGATAGTTCACTATCGACAACCAAGAATAACTACTGGATTAGATCCGGACTACATTCTAAAATTGTGTGAAGATTTAACTAAGTTAACCGAAGAAGATATTAAACTGACCGAGTTGACATATCCCTGTGACAAATCGAATCCTCAATATGCAACCCAAGTTTATGAAACTCTCCTATGGCATTTTATGACAAGGGGACATATGGATGCGCCGACATCACACAAATGGTCTGTTGATAGAGTTGAGTTCAACCATCTCATGAACAAATTTTCTGAGGTTAAAGAATATATGACTAGAATGGTTTTCTATTCTAGAAATATCGCTAAAGAAATTCATTTCGATAAAGAACTGATAATTGGAGAAGACACTCTACAGTTTTTGAAGGTGAAGAAAATGGCTCTTGACGGAAAATATAATGTGGTTCGTAGAAAAGAAAATCGTTACCCCACATATGTGACAACTGAAAATGACCAATCGGTAACAAAGATCAGAAAAAATAGTTGGGAATGGATGAGACCACTTATCGATAAGATAAATATTCTCAAAGAAAGAAATGAATTACCCCAACCTCATATGTCTTTACCAGAGTTTATAGATGATACTTACGCATAAAACATTTACAATATACGCAGCGAAGAACTATTACAATCCCACTTGTATCGATAGTGAAGAGTTCTTTAATGACATTAAAAGATTCAAGTATATAAAACGACTGTTGAATAAGTACACACTTTCTGGTGAGTTGTCGGAGAGACTGGTACTGAATCATTTGATAGTTATATTTAACTGTTGGGGATTCGAATCTGGTATTGAGATGCTTGCACTCAAGATTGATCCTCCACACTGGAATGCACTTAAACCATTCCTAATATTCTTGAAAGCAATAGACATCAACCAAGACCTGACAGGTATCAGTCTTGATCCGGTGATTGTTGAAAAACTGAGAATGATATGATATCCCCCACAGAATCTCGATGCGGAGATTGTACCGTTTGTTGTGAGATCATGGGATATACCGGTGAGTGGAGTTTTGCAGATAAGTACAAAGAAGCTAATAAGTATGGTGTAGTGTATGGTGAGTGGAGTTCATGCAATAAACTCTGTGAAACTGGATGTTCGATCCAAGAAGACAAACCACGTATTTGTGATGAGTTCTTCTGCCACTTCATAAAACATGATCTGGAGGATGAATATAGACCCGATAAATTCGGGTTTGTCGCACGTACCAAAAAAGGTGTCGTTGATATATTATCTACGGATAAAACATTACCACCAGAAATACAATACGATAACAACAAAAAAATGTTAGATAACCTAATAGATGACGTGTCTTTATTTGAAGGAACACTCTACGAGGTACATCTATTTACATCACAGGGGTCGATGAAACTAAGATGAAATTTTTTATATGTGAAGATAATAACAAATTTTTTCAACCACCATTTTCCGTAAAGAGTTATGGCAAGTGGCATTTCTTCCATGACGATAAAGTGAAACTCTATGAGGGTAATGGTTATATTGTTCTCTATTGTGGGTACTTGATAGAAGGTGATATCGAAGGAGCTTGTGAACGATGGAGTTTCGATGATGAGAATGGTAATTTCTTTGCAATCAAATTAACCGAGTCGGAATTTGATATATCTGTCGATTACTTCCAGAATCATAAAATATTCACTGCATCAAAGTATGGTCAAGAGATTAGTAACTATCTTCCTTATATGACAATCAAAGAAGGTGATGTCTGTAGAAGTGGTCTAGAATATGACCAACATGCTCGAGAGTTTTCCGAAAAACAGAATACGACATTCTACGATCATATCAATTCCTACATTCCTCCTTATGATTATGTGGGTGACTGTAGACGTGCATTAGAAGAAGAACAATGGACTGACCCCGAAGCACTTGCTGAATATATCCATGAATGTATGGAACAACACTCGAATCTAATTAAGTCTCGTTATGAAAACCGGTTCATCTCTTTAAGTGAGGGAATGGATTCTGCACTCCAATCCCAATATTTTCGTGATGATCCACAGTACATGTATAGTATAGATTTGTGTTATGCGGGAGAGGATGGTAAAAAATATAAGGATATAACCGCTAAGAACTTTTCTGATGTCACTAATGAAGTGATGACAGTGGATGGTTTTGGTTGGGCGACCCGAAAATTTCTGAAAGACAGTTCTACCAGATGGGCCACCATTCTACCAACAATGAAACAGATTTTTGAATCTGGAGATCCTGATATTGTACTGTATGGTGTAAACGGTGACGAGATGTTTCTCCGTGATTTGATACCACATATGCACCTGTTGATGGTAAGTATGAAAGGAGAGGACAATCTTAAAGAATCCCTCCAAAAGAATCTGGATAAAAAGAAAGATCATTATGGTGCCAGTTATACTCTAGGAGATCATAAAACTCCCCAAACATACATCGATGCATGGATGGAAAAATGGATTACCGAAGATATAGATTGGGATGCGGCCGAATATAACATGTTGAAACTCTTAACTCCTAAGTTATACACTCGTGCAATAAGTGCCAATAATGATGTGATTGCCGCATCACTATATAATGATAGAAGAATATACCACGAAGTTTTCAAGACATCGATGTCATTTCTTTTGGGGAATTCTATGGATTCACCTATCCAAAGAAAGATATTAGAGAAGTTCAACTACACATTTATCACACCCCATAAAGATGTCTTGTATTGTGATTATCAAGGTATTTTCAACAATATAAAAATGGCGACACGTAGAAGAGATTTTGAACAGTTGATCTAGTTAAATAATTTTAGGTATAAATAGAAACATGGGAATATTAAAATCAGCAGCAGACCTCGTATACACGATACGTTTCTTGAAACTGTTAGTCACACCGTTTGACAAAACAGATGCATTCAAGGCAGGTATCATAGACGAAGATGGTCAAAAGAACAAAGACTTCAACCTGAACTCTATGGATGATCGGGAAGCTTACCGTTCGTATTACACTCCGTTCCACAGACTTGTTTTCAATTTAAAACGTCTGATGGCAAAGGTGCCTGGCGGACAGTCGGTTGTTGCACGTTATGGTGCGGCACTCGCACTCATCAAAGAACATGGTGAACTCTCTGACAAGAACTTAAACAAGATTCATACTGAGACTGGTATTGATGTTCTGGACTGTCTCGCCGAAGAAACTAAGTGGTTTATGTTAGAAGGCAATGAACTATCGCCTGGCATATACAAAATGAAGAATGAATCAATCACCACTAAGTGTGAAGAAATTGTGAAGAAAGGTGATCAAATTAGAATCTCAAAGACTCATCCAATCGATGAAGTACTCGGTCTACAGATTTACGAAGCAACACATTTGAAGTCCAACCAGAATCTATATATTACTACTGCTGAGATAACCAAATGACTTTACAAGATAAGTTCGATGAACACTTCCCCAACTTGAAGGTGAGGGAAGGTCATATGTTATTGACGGATATTACCGTAGAAGCGTTCACCTCTATCTTTGATACTATTGCACCCAAAAAAATACTAGAGATAGGATTTAATGCGGGACATTCCGCATTTTGTTTTCTGGAAGTACTCCCCGAAACAGTAGTACATTCTCTTGACTTGGGTAGACACAACTATACTCGACCATGCGCTCAGAAATTAAAATCCATATTCGGAGAAAGGTTTAAGTTTGGTATAAAAGATTCACACCATCTAATTCCGGATAATATCATAGGTGAAAATTATGATATGGTATATATTGATGGGGATCATAGTATAGAAGGTATAATGAACGACTATGGCTTATGCAATAAGTCCGAGATTGAGTGGATCTTAATAGATGATGTTAACCTCTTTCGACACATTGAAGCATTAGTAGATCATGTCCATACAAGTTCCCATCATCCGTATCGGATAGCGGCAACATTACAATTTGATAATAACCAACTGATCAAGAATCCCCAAGCGAAAATAAATGATAGGATGACAACAGCTATGTTACTACAAAGAACAGGAACTACCGATGAAAACGTTCAATAAATTTAGCGAAGACACAACCACATCTTCTGTAGTTGGTACCGGAGACGATTCCGATACTGTCATCGTCCGTAAGAAGTACGACAAGAAACGTAAACGTAAAGATCAAATTGCTATCCTCAAGCGATTGATGGGAAAGATCAACAAAACTTCTTGACACCCCACCCCCACTCTGTTATAATTACCCCTATACATTAAGGAATATATCATGAAAACGTTTGAACGTAAAGGGGTCAGTGTCTCTGTCTTTCAGGGAGACGAAGATCTGTCTGACCTACATATCCTACAAGACAATTTGGGACTGGCTGGTCTCGAAAAAAATAAGATAATCTACGTATCTTTAGAAGGTACCGATGATAAATACCTTCACCCCGACAGATTTATAGTCAAAAATTACACCGCGTCTTTAATAAACCACTTCATGTGGGAGGGTTTACTGACGCAGAAAGAACAGGATGAACGATTATATCAGATGATAGATACCTTTATAGATACAGGTAAACAATATATCATTGAGGATTACGAGTTTGTTGAAGATGAACCATTTTACGATTACAGCGGCGGCAGAGAATAAATGAGAATAGATAAGAAGAAAGACGCTTTATTAGAAGATTATGCGATTGGTATGTTGAAGGACTTTTACTTACAAGATGGTGAGAAGAGTCCACAAGAAGGTTTTTTACGTGCAGCGAAGGCTTGGTCAATCTACAAAGAAGAAATGGACGAAGACCTTGCAGAAAGACTTTATGGTTATGTTAGTAACAAGTGGTTTATGTATGCGTCTCCCGTTTTATCTAACGCACCTGTTGTTGGTAAGAAATCAAAGGCAATGCCTATCTCTTGTTTCCTTACCTATGTACCTGATACCCTAGAAGGATTGATCGAACACACCGCAGAACTGCGTTGGTTGTCGGTCATGGGGGGTGGTGTAGGGGGTCATTGGTCGGATGTCCGTACCGTGTCTGACGTTGCGCCTGGCCCTATGCCATTCATACATACCGTAGATGCTGACATGATTGCGTACCGTCAAGGTAAAACACGCAAAGGATCTTATGCTGCATATATGGATGTTTCGCACCCTGATATCATCGAGTTCCTGAACATGCGTATCCCTACGGGTGATGTACAGCGTAAAGCATTGAACCTTCATAATGCAATTAATATCACCGATGAGTTCATGGAAGCAGTTAAGTCGAACAGTCAGTTCGATCTACGTGATCCAAAAGATAATGGGGTTAAAGAATCGATCAATGCACGTAAGTTATGGGAACGTATCTTAGAGACTCGATTCCGTACAGGTGAACCGTACTTGAACTTTATCGATACTGCAAACCGTGATCTACCGCAACCACTGAAAGACTTGGGTCTCAAGATCAATGGTTCGAACTTATGTAATGAGATCCACCTTCCTACAAACGCAGATCGTACTGCGGTATGTTGTTTGTCGTCTTTGAATCTTGAATACTTTGATGACTGGAAAGATACTAACATTGTGGGTGATATCGTGCGAATGCTCGATAACGTCCTAGAATACTTTGTAGAGAATGCACCAGACTCGATCAGTCGTGCGAGATACAGTGCACAACGTGAACGATCTATTGGTTTGGGTGCGATGGGTTTCCATTCACTTCTCCAGAAACATGGAGTTGCATGGGAGTCTGATAAAGCACGTGAAATGAATGATGTTGTATTCTCACACATTAATATACAGGCAGTCGCAGAAACACAGAAACTGGCCCTAGAACGTGGCGAGTATCCTGATGGGTTTGGTTCGGGTAGACGTAACAGTCACTTGATTGCGATTGCACCTAATGCATCATCTGGTGTTATTTTGAGTACAAGTCCTTCTATCGAACCATTGAAGGCATGTGCATATACACATCGTACTCGTGCGGGTAGTTTCTTGGTTAAGAACAAATACCTTGATCGACTACTTACCGAGAAGGGTCAGAACAACGAATCGAACTGGACTTCTATTATCACTAATAAAGGTTCGGTACAACATCTTCCGTTTTTGACCGAAGGTGAGAAGTCTATATTTAAGACCGCACAAGAGTTAGATCAGAACTGGGTAGTACAACACGCAGCTGATAGACAGAAGTATATCTGTCAGGGTCAGTCGGTGAACGTATTCTTCCCTGCTGGTGCACCTAAATCATACGTGAATAAGGTACATCTCAAGGCGTGGAAGGAAGGTCTTAAAGGTCTATACTATCTACGCACCGAGGCAAAGTCTCGTGCAGAGAATGTATCGGAGAAGGTAGAACGTGTTGCATTACAAGAAGATAGTCGCAGTATAGTATACGGTATTCCCAACTGTCCGTTCTGTGAACTTGCAAAGGAAGAATTGACCTTACGCGGTATTAATTATGACTATATCGATTTGAAAGAAATTGGTAAGTCTGCGGCTGAAGTGACTGGTCGTAGTGTTAAGACTGTTCCACAGATCTATATCCAAGGCAACTATGTCGGTGGTTACGAAGAACTGATGTTGTTCTTGGGTAATGCGGACTCACCAGCACAAGAAGATAATGAGTGTAGAGCTTGCGAAGGTTAGTAGTATTTGGAGATAGTTTTGTAGAAGGTTACAATGCCATGCCTGAAGTGAAAGTGACACGTTTCAATATGTGTCACTTTTTAGAAAGGGAACTTGGTGTAGAAGTTGTCAACTGCGGAAGGAGAGGGGCTGGCAACGCATCTATCGCAAACAAAATATTCAGATATATACAGTCCAACGATATGACCAACACATCGATCTTGGTGGTTTGGTCTGGGGTAGATAGGTCTATGGAATTGAATCATGAGTATATAACTACTGATGACAAGTTCATGGACTTTGATTATCTCGACTATATAGTTGGTGGAACAAGACAGTTCGAGAAAGAAAGACTTGAACTTGAAGAGTATCGAAATATGTCTACACTACGATTGCAGTCAGAAATCTCATACCATTCGGTAAGAATGATTTGCCAAGACTATGATGTACCTGTTATAATGACCAATAGTTTCGATAATACTCTGATCGAAAGGAAACGAATGTATCAGAAAAGAGTCCGAGACATTAATTTTATTCACGGTAAAATAAAAGACTGTTGGATAGAACCAGAACACTCCTCTAATACTTTACTTGATATAATTATAGGTGAGTGGTTAGAAGAAATAGATGACAAACCAATGTGGATACCCCAAAGGGTAGAAAGAGCAAAACATATAATTAGGTCAGACCCTAGTAAATATCCTAATATTACACTTTGTATTCACCCGTCTGATTCGGGTAATGAACTTATAGCAAAAACATTAACACCATATATACTACCAATATTACAGGAATAAAAATGGCACTACTAGATTTTTCGAAGACGTACAAACCCTTCCAATACCCATGGGCTGTAGAACTGACAAAGAAACACGAAGAGATTCACTGGGTTGAGGACGAGGCAGAACTGTCCGAAGATATTCAAGACTGGAGAACCAAACTCACCGAACAAGAGAAAGAGTTCATCACTCAGGTACTACGATTGTTCACTCAGTCGGATGTGCAGGTAGGCGAGAACTATCACGAACTGTTGATCCCTAAGTTTAAGAACAATGAGATCCGTAACATGTTGTCATCCTTTGCAAACCGCGAAGGTGTACACCAACGTGCGTATGCATTGTTGAATGATACTCTGGGTCTGCCAGACGAAGAACACTCTGCCTTTATGGAATACAAAGAGATGGCAGACAAGATTGACTTCATGAAAGAGGGTAACATCAACTCTCACACAGGTCTTGCACTTGTACTTGCACAGTCTGTATTCAATGAAGGTATGAGTCTGTTTGCATCATTCGTAATGTTGTTGAACTTCCAACGTTTCGGTAAGATGAAAGGTATGGGTACAATCGTTGAGTGGTCTATTCGTGATGAGACTATGCACGTACAAGGTAATGCGAAGTTGTTCCGTGAGTTCTGTGAAGAACATCCACGTGTAGTAAACGATGAACTGAAGTCTAAAGTATACGAGATGGCAAAGAATGCTGTTAAGTTGGAAGATAGATTCATCAAACTTGCATATAAGTCCGGTACCATCGAAGGATTGACTGAAGCAGATGTTAAAGCATATATCCGTCATATCGCAGACAGACGTTTGTTGCAACTTGGTATGAAGCCTAACTTCAAGGTCAAGGATAATCCACTCCCTTGGTTAGACTGGGTACTGAACGGTGCATCACATGACAACTTCTTTGAGAAACGTGTTACCGAATACTCTGTAAATGGTATGGATGGTGATTGGGATTGGGAAGAAGAACCACAGGTCTGTGGTCTAGACGGCGAGGGGTGCGCTGCATGAAATTAAGATATGAAAACATCTGTCCTATATGTGACATAGAAAGTACTATCATAGTACACTACGTTGACGATAGACCACAACACTGTCCTATGTGTGGTGAAGATGCGGAATTAGAACAGATTGAAGGAGTTGAAGAAGATTGATTTCTACCTTCCTAAAATCCAAATTGCATATGGGAACCGTCACTGACTGTGAGTTATGGTATGACGGTTCTGTTGCTATTGATGAAGATTTGGTTGTTGCCGCAGGGATGCGGGAGTATGAACAAATTGATATCTATAACGCAACTAACGGAAAACGTTGGACTACTTACATAATACTTGCACCCAAGGGTTCGGGCACTATTTCCGTGAATGGGCCCGGTGCGCGTAATGCAATGGTGGGTGATCGTGTAGTTCTTTGTACATATGTATCTGTTGATGCGCACATGTTTACCCCCAATCAGATATATCTGAATACAGACAATACCATCATAAGTTAAGTGTCTTATATATAAGTCATTAGACCCCTTAATGGCAGTTATATAAGACAATGTGGTACATCAAGAATACAGAATACAATCCTACCGAAGACGAACTCAGCGAATACGTTGGGTTCGTTTATCTTATTACAGAACGTGATACCGGAAAGAAATATGTCGGTAAGAAGTTCTTCTGGTCTACTCGCAGACTACCACCATTAAAAGGTCAGAAACGGAAACGCAAGGTTACCAAACAATCTGACTGGATGGACTACTATGGGTCATCCGAAGAACTCAAATTACTGGTAGAAAAGAAAGGTGGTGAAGCATACTACCGAGAGATACTACACCTCTGCAAAACCAAAGGTGAGTGTTCCTACCTCGAAGCTAAAGAACAATTCGACCGTGACGTTCTGTTACGGGACGACTACTACAATGCGTTTATTGGATGTAAGATTCACGCAAAGCACCTCCCCAAGACACTAGTCCAATCCGGACATCAAATAGAACCTTGGCACAATCGACCATAGTTATACCCACTATTCATGAAATAAATGATAATAGTTGTTGACTTCTTGTTATGATTATGAGATAATACTTGTACAGATTGAGTTGAGAGAGATTATATTATGAATGACGAACTTGCCGAACTATCCATCCTTTGGAATGACCTCGCTATGTTGCTTGACGCCCAAGAGTGTTACAACGAGAGGTACTATAATTCAGAGTACAAGAGAATCATTGGTCGCATAAATGAAATTGGAGGTGTGAAATAATGAATGTAGATACACTAGAGAAAGTTGTTTATATGTTGATTGCAGCTGCAATTGCGGTTCTCACGCTTGTTTATGTGGGTGACAATATTCTGGATCAACCAGACGTGCACTTCAGTAATTCTACTGGCGAATGCGTCAAGGTTATAAACTATGGAGATGATGAATACTCCTGTGATAATATACCAAAACGTTATAACCATGTATGGGTCTTATAACAAATTGTTCTAAAAATAAATGAAATAGTTGTTGCATTATTGTTTTAGTTATGAGATAATGTCTTTGTTGGTTGGGGAGTGTCCCCGTTGTTTTTACTTTGAAAGAGACTATATTATGAAAAATGAAATGATTGCTTTGTTCGCGAAACACGACCTTGTTCTTACTATTGACGAAGAACGTTTAGTTGCCAAGTGCGACCGTCCTGCTCCCCGTGCCCGTCTTGGGTTCAAGAATGAGTACCACGTTCGTTACCGTACTATTGAACGTATGTACGAAGCGCAACAAGAGTTCATTGATAATCGTCTTGCCACTATCGAATACCGTGCCAAAGCGAAAGAAGAACGCAAAGTCAAGGCAGTAGAACTTGCCGCCAACGTCAAGGTCGGTGACTTGTTCGTTGACTCTTGGGGTTACGAACAGACTCAAGTTGATTGTTACCAAGTCGTTGCGAAACCTACAGCGAAAACTGTCATTGTCCGTGAGGTTGCCACCGCAACTGTTGAAGGTAGTGAAGGAATGATGTGTCAAAATGTTCGTGCGGTTCCCAACTCTTTCGTTGGTGAAGAGATGAAGAAACGAATCGACAACTACGGTGGCTTCAAGACTTCTTCTCATTCTTTTGCTCGTCCTACTACTGCGGAAGCTACTCACTACAACAGCTGGTACTACTAAGGAGATTTTAAAATGAGTGATTACGTTTACTACTTAGAAGAGGATGGCGAGTTTCTTGCCGAAATGATCTTCGACAGTGAACAGGATGCAATCGATTATGCCGAAGAAAAAGCAATGAAGAACTACAAGATTATTGAGTGGGACTGTGATTAAACCAACGTTAAATTGGTAATGATTCCTGTGAGGGTTTAACCACGTTCGCTCTTTTCCCCCGAGAAATCGGGGGTTTTTTTACATATAGATACTAAGTGAAAACACAAAAAACCCTATATAGTTATAGTAAAGGTGAAATATAATGGCCAACAATAGAACCCCCGACATTTTCGAAATCTTCGAAGAGTTTGGGAAACAAACAACTAAAACCAAAAGAAAGGATGTTCTGTTGAAATATCAGAATGTTGCTGCTTTAACAGATGTCCTCCGAGGCACTTTTGATGATACTCTTCAGTTCATCTTGCCCGCGGGCACTCCTCCGTATACCCCAAATAGACCTGAGTCAACCCCTTCTAGTCTCCTACGACTACATAAAGAATTCGGTTATTATGTTAAAGGTGGGCCAGGCAAAGATATGCAGGCGTTTAGACGCGAACTCAAATTCATGCGACTCTTGGAATCAATACATCCAAAAGATGCAGAGATAGTTTTGTCGATGGTGGCAAAAAAGTCACCAGTGAAATACTTAACCAAAAAACTAGTACAGGAGACCTTTCCAAAACTGATCCAGAAATAACCATCCCTTTAACTAACAAACGAGGTGTTGATGTCAGAAAAACAATTGGAACGCTTGAAGCGAGACCGTCAGGAATTGGATTATTATATCCAACGAATGAAGAAGAAAGGAAGAGATAACTTGGTTTATAAACTAGCAAAGAAACAAGAGTATCTCAATCAAACTATTGTTGAACAACTAACGACTCAATAAGGAAGGTGATCCGTATCTCTTCACCCCCCCACTCGGGGGGTGTCGTATGGAAAACAATAATAAATTATGCCAATATATGAATTTAAAGATAATGAGACCGGCGAAGTAATCGAAGTCATGATGAAAATATCAGAGTACGATGACTACCGAAAAGATAACCCCCATCTAAATAGATGTTTCACTAAAGCGCCCGGTTTAACATCGGGAGTCAAATCCGCATTGACAATGGCTGGTAGCGATTGGCAAGAACACCTAGGCAACATTAAGAAAGGTGCGGGTAAAGATAACAACATCAAAACATAGAGAACTTAATGCAAAAACCACAAACGTTAAAGATCGATCATCTTTTGACAGTCGATCCAATGACTACTGGCCAAGAACAAGTGTTCTCTGCCTACAAGTCTGGTTCGCACTTGGTACTGAATGGATCTGCGGGGACGGGTAAAACTTTCAGTGCACTGTATCTTGGACTAGAGACTGTACTTGATAAAGGTAACCAGTTTTCATCTGTAGTTATCTGTAGGTCTATCGTACCTACCCGAGAGATTGGATTCTTGCCAGGAACTCTAGAAGAGAAGATGGATGCATATACCGCACCCTACAAATCAATATGCGCGGAACTATTCGATGATCCGGAAGCATACCGAAAACTTTCGGAGAACAAGACGGTTGATTTTATCTCAACGTCACATATTCGTGGAACTACAATCAACGATGCAGTTATCATAGTGGATGAGATGCAGAACTTGACATTCCATGAATTAGATAGTATCATTACTAGAGTTGGTCAGAATTGTCGGATCATATTCTGTGGTGATTATTATCAATCAGACTTCGTAAAAGAAGGTGATAGGAAAGGTATCGTGAAGTTTATCGAGATACTTGAGTTGATGAAGAACTTCACTGTAGTAGAATTTACATGGGCAGATATAGTACGTTCGGACTTCGTGCGAGACTATATAATGACTAAAGAACTAATAGAGGAAAAGAAATGAACAGACAAGAAGTATTCGAAACATTAAAAGTGGACGAAGGAGTCGAGTATGAAATCTATAACGACCATCTTGGGTACGCAACATTTGGTGTCGGGCATCTCGTACTTGAAACTGACCCCGAACACGGACAACCGGTCGGAACCCCAATCAGTGAAGACAGAGTTGCCGAGTGTTTTGACAACGACCTCAATACAGCAATCAGCGAGTGTCATGCTTTATACGGACAGGGCGACTTTGATTCGTTACCAGACGGAGTACAAGGTGTACTTGTCAATATGATGTTCAACATGGGACGTACTCGTTTGAGTAAGTTCAAGAACTTCAATGGTGCAATTGCAGAAGGTGATTGGAAACGTGCAGGTGTAGAGGGACGTGATAGTCTCTGGCATCGACAGGTTACAAACCGTGCAGAAAGACTAATGGTAACCTTAGAGAACGTATAAGTAATTAGTATGGCCAAGTACAGTCGTCACGATAGTAGAAACAAGAAACGTAATAAACATAAACAGATGACCTTGAATGGGAACTCTGATACACGAAAAGTGAGAGATAATGAGAAACGCGATTTTTCAATACATGATCGTCAACGACAAGGTTGATGAACGTGGTGATATCGAAGGTAGAAAGAGAAGTCAAGTGTATCGAGAGTGTGCGGATATATCTCGCAATTCATTCTTACAGTACGCAGATCACGTAGATGCGGATTATCACTATTCCGATGAAGCGGTGTATTGTAAGGACGATCATTCAACCGGAATATTGTTTGAATGTTTACGCGTAATCTATGACCCGATGTTCGACCAGTACGACAAGGTACTCTTTGCTGATACTGATATTGTAGTAAACACCGATGAAAACATCTTCGACATATGTGAAGACGGAGATGTTTTCGGTGTACTTGAGAGTGATATCGTCACCGCTGATGGTGGTGGATATAACTCTTGGGATTATAAACAAAGTACCTATCTCGACTTTGTAAACAAGTTCCAGATGCACGGCATTCCGGTCGTGCCTTCTATGCCACCTAGCAGACCATCCAAAATAACCATACTGAATACCGGTGTGGTTGTATGGACACGCGAGGCACGTCTACGTGCACGTGAGTTGTTTATGCCTTGGAAAGAATGGTTCTACGCTAAACCCGAATTCCATATGTCTGTAATGAATGATCAACCATACATCTCTGGTCAGTTGATGCAACATGAATTTGATCTGGTCACCATAGACCAGACATGGAATGATTCCCCCCACTACGCCACAGAAGAAGAGTTCTTTGAGAAGGCGAAGTTCTGTCACTATACTGGCGGAGGATGGAAGATCCTCATGCTAGACCACTATCACTCAAACAAATTCCGACTATCACCAAAACAAATGTAAATAAGTGTTGACATCTTGTTTTAACTATGAGATAATGGGTACCTAATTGAGAGAGAGAGGTGTTTATTATGAATTATGTAGAAACTGGTGCCATTGTTACAAAGATGATCGAACTTATTCGTAAGGATAACGATAATCCAAATTATGCAATCGGTTACCTAGAAGCTATGATGAGAACTCTATCTATGAAATATCCCAAAGTTCTCGAAGAATTTATCGAAACTATTGACTATTTAGAAAATAAGGAAGTAAAGTGAATAAAGAAAATGTAATATTAACAGACATCGATGGTGTAGTTCTTAACTGGTTCTACGCATTCGATATCTGGATGAACGAACACGGTCACAAGTTAGCTGACCCAACAAACCTAGTCTATGATGTCAGTGAAGCCTATGGTGTTGACAAGGAGACTGGTAAGATGTTAGTCCGTGTGTTTAACGAGAGTGCCCATGTCGGGTTCCTTCCACCACTACGTGACGCAATGCATTACATGAAGAAGTTGCACGAAGAACATGGTTATGTGTTCCATGCGATTACTAGTCTGAGTGACAATCCTAATGCGCAGAAGTTGCGTATCCTAAACCTTCAGAAGTTGTTCGGTGAGACTTTGTTTGAGAAGTTCATTATCCTTGGTTGTGGTGATGACAAAGACGAAGCCTTAGAACCTTACCGTGACACCGAATGCCTGTGGGTAGAAGATAAGACTGAGAATGCCGAACTAGGTGTTGAACTTGGTCTGGAGAGTGTGTTGATGGAACATGGTTTCAACATGAACCACCCAACTATCCCTTGCATGAAGAACTGGAAAGAGATCTACGAAAAACTGGTTGGTTAAAATGTGACTAAATATCCTCATACAATCTATGAGGTATATTTATGCGTTACGTTGGTTTCAGTGAGTATTATCACGATGCAGCACTATCAATTATAAACAAGGACGGTACTGTGGAGTTCGCTTCACAGGCCGAACGTTTTTCTAAGAAGAAGAACGACCCTATCATTCCCGAAAGTCTCTGGGAATATGTTAACGACAACGATCATGTATCATTCTATGAAGACTATGCACTTCGAGAAAAATACCGAGATACTTATCGAGGTTTAAAAGGCAAAACACTCCAAAGAGATGTTTCTTCACACGAAGAAATACCAATCGGTGAAAGTCTTGTCTATGACAACTTCCACGAACATCACATATCACATTGCGCAACCGCATTCTACACCCGCCCTTGGAAAGACAAAGAAGATACTGTTATGGTGTCTATCGATGGTGCAGGCGAATATCAAACTGCGGTCATCTACGACCACAACTTCAACCTAATCAAAGAATGGCATTACCCCAAGTCTATAGGACTAGTCTACACTAGTGCAACAAAAACGTTGGGTTTACGTCCACTTGAGGACGAGTATGTTGTTATGGGATTGTCATCATATGGTACCGCACCTCCAGAGATGGTACAATGGTTGATTGATTGGTGGGAAGATACTCCTGATGTTGCGACCGGAGTAGGTAAAGAGGTTTTACTAGATCATCCGGATAGTCCGGAGTATGTAGGATTTAAGAGGATGCGAAATAAACTAATCGACTTCGCTAAACAGTACGGAGATAAAGATTTCGCAGCCGGTATTCAGAGGTTTTCAGAGTATGGTATTATGCAGATCATGCATATTGCAAAACAACACGGAAACAAGTTAGTGTACTCTGGTGGTTGTGCACAGAATGTTGTTACCAATTCAATGATACACGAACTATTTGATGGTCAAATGCATATTGCAGTTGCACCTACAGATGCAGGATCTAGTCTTGGTACTGCCGCAATGACATGGGCAAAGGAAACAGGAAAGGATCGATTGATTTGGTCGCCCTATTCTGGTTACAACATAGATAGAGAGGTAAACGTACAGGAAGTAGTCGATCACCTCTTAGAACACCGTGTGTGCGGTCTGGCGAACGGTAAAGCGGAGTTTGGCCCACGTGCACTAGGTAACAGGTCTTTGATCGCAGATGTGAGGTATGACGTAAAGGATACGGTGAATGGTATCAAACGTAGACAGAAGTACCGACCATTCGCACCCGCAATCCTAGAGGAACACGCACACGAGTACTTCGAAGGGCCTATGAATGAGTACATGCAATACACCTCTATAGCAAAACATCCTTATACGTCAGTCACTCATGTAGATGGTACTGCTCGTGTTCAGATAGTAAAGAAAGATTGTCCGTCTATATTCCGTAAGATTATCGAAGAATATTACGCAAGGACGGGCGTTCCGATGTTACTAAATACCTCATTGAACATCCGCGGCCGTCCGATGGTCAACGATGAACATGACGCAGAATTGTGGGAACAAAAGTACGGAGTGAAGGTTTTTTAATGCAGTACATACGCAAATATAAAATTGATGATTGGGAAAGTGTTCAGGACAAGATATTACTTGCTATCGAAATGATAAAAGATAACAACGTATGTGAATATGCTAACATGTCTCATTCTGATTACAAGGTTGATGCAAAACCTTTGTATTGGGAAGTATTCGAGAATGCTGTTCGGCCAAGTCTAGAGGAATATATGTCTAGTTGGAAGTGTACCGACATACGCATAGGTAATATGTGGTTTGCAGAATATAGTGAACATGGTGCAGACTTCAACTGGCACACCCATGAAGGTGCGAATATGTCCGGTGTCCTTCAAGTAGTATTAGAAGATCCGGAAAACGGAACACAATTATTAGGAACACCAATAGATTTGGAAGAAGGGGATCTTGTAGTATTCCCTTCGATGTTACCCCACAGAAGTCCTATGATAACCGACAGTAAGAAACTTGTTATCGGTTTTAATTGGGACATACATGGTAGTGAATTACACGAACATTAAACTAGGAGAATAAAATGTCAGAAGAAAAAAAGAAGGTACAACTTACCGCAGACAGTGATGGGTTTTTAGCGGGAGCTGATGCGGACGGTGATGGTCACATTACCGAACAAGAACTACAGATGCACTTAGAGTTCAAACGAAAGGAACTCGAAGACGCAGATGCTATGCGAGATGCGCAAAGAAACATGGCCTGGTTTGCACTTGGCGGAATGTTACTTTATCCCTTCGCTGTAGTACTGGCATCTTTGATAGGATTAGACCAAGCAGCAAATACGTTAGGTTCTATGGCACCGACATACTTTGTATCTGTTGCCGCAATTGTCGCAGCGTTCTATGCGAAGGAAGCTGTCGGTAACAAGAATAAGTAATGGAACTTATTACTTGGCGAGGTACGCCAGGAGTTGGTGATTTCATGTGGGCACTTAATTGTGCCCATAACTTTTCTTACAAAGAAAACAAGAAAGTTACTTTAGAGTTTCATTGGGAACATGAAGAAGACCATCTACACCACTTCGAAGATCCAGAAACAATCATAGAGAGACTAGAGTACATCCATAACTTCTATCATAGAAAGGATGATGTGACGGTCATACACGTGTATAATGAACGGACACGTTACAGTGATTGGAGATATAACGATGATGTTACCAGAGAGGACGATGGTAGTCTCAGAGTCATGGCCATAAGCCGACCCAAAAAGAATAGGTTTTGGTTTGAGAGTGGAAAGTATTCGGATGAGGTAGGCGGAGATATTCCCAACAGTGATTGGATATTCCGGAAGGATGCATTCCGAAAAATTGACAATAATAAGATTGTTATATGGAGACCGCTGTTTAATGCAGAAACTCCAAAAACATGGAAAAGACAGTTGACAAATGACAAATGGGATGTTATAATAAATCAGTTGGTTGCGGCGGGATTACATATAACAGAATTGACCTATAGAACTCCTGTTTCCGAAGCACTCTATCATATCTCTACATGTCGTCAAGTCATATGTTATGATGGTATGTGGCATTACATTGCTCGTAACTTATATAGACCTACGATAGTTATAAGTAATGAGGGTATAACGCGTTATCATACGCCTCATTGTGTACGAACTACACACGATGAAAATGAAGAAATGAATATATTTTGGTGGGTGAATAATATCCCTGAGATGTTAGGTAACACCAAGAGAAAAGCAATAGAACATGAAACTAAAGCGAGAGGATTTTTCAGTGAAAGAAATAAACATAGACAGAGCAGTAATTGAAGTACAGGGCGGCTGTAATTTTGATTGCACAATGTGTCCTCAAGATAAACGTACCGGAGGTAGACACAAAGGTTTCTTAACCAAGATGTCACTGATCGAGTTCGAAGATAATGTTCAAGACTGTGCACGACATGGACTGAACGTTGTCAACCTAGATGGTTCGGGTGAAGCAACCATGAATCGTAACCTACCAGAATATATAAAAATCGTTAAGAGGTATGATGCAAAAGCAGTCATCTTCTCTAATGGTTTTCGTATGCATGGTCAATTCATGAAGGACTGTGTGGACGCAGGATTGGACTTCTTCCGATTCTCTTTCGTTGGTTCTACACCAGAGAAGTATCAAGAGTGGATGAATAACACTCGGGGTAGCACTTATGAGTTGATAAAGAAACATGTAAAAGAAATGATGGATTATGTAAAGGAGTCTGGGTCGGATTGTGTTGTGGAGACATACCACCTGATTACAGACAATGATAATATTGAACAAGAACTAGAACAGTACAAGGCCTTAGTAGAAGAACTTGGTTGTAAGACCGAGATCTGGAAAATGCACAACTGGTCTGGTGCATATGATATAGGTGAAACAAATGCTAGAACTGGTAATGTCAAAACTTGTGGTCGTCCTTTTTCTCCTGACGTTGTTATCCGTGCTGGTGGGGTGGATGGTCATCGGGGTGCAGTTCATCCGTGCTGTCAAGTACTTGGTCGGGATGAAGAAGCAGTTCTCGGACATACATCCGTCAATACGATAGAAGAAATTATTCGAGGTGAAGAGTACTCTGCATTACGCGAGTCTCATAGAACTGGAGAATACACGGATTATTGTAGAGATTGTGATTTTCTACTTGACACTCCGGAGACATTGGTGTATACTAATAACTCAAGATCAGAAATGAAAATGATTGGAACTTCTTTCGATCTTAATGATTATAGGAACGTTTAGTTTGAATGACTCTAAACCACCAGTGTGGATGATCGTGATGAGTGGGAATCCCATTTCCGATTACTATAGAAAACTTGCATTACCTTCTTGGTTGAAAGCTGGGTTCGATGTTAATTTTTTCGAAGGTGTTACACCCGAGACTTACAAAGATCATTTTGATTTGCTCTTTGGGAACAAACATAGTAAAAGCACTCCGGATGGTGTAATGTTCACTGTCTCTGAAAAGTGTGTGTGGTACGGTCATTACTATCTTTGGAAAAAATGTATTGATACTGACACTCCTATGATAGTGTGTGAACATGATATTGAATTGGTTATGGATATTCAACCTTCAATATACACTACACCTATGGCGTGTTTGGCTCACGATCCTCCGGACATACGCAAAGAGAAACGTACATCTCTTGCGGGTGGTGCATATTATATAACACCAGATGTTGCAAAGGTGTTAATAAGAATAAACGAGGATCGTATTAGAATCAACTCTGATGGTTGGGTCTGGGAAGTGTGTAAGGCGCATGGATACTTTCATTATGACAAGTGTTCACATATAAAAGATTATTCTGTCGGATTTACGACCAAACATAACAAGAGTTAAACAATGTATAACATAACATTCAAACACTATCGTACTGGCGTTGAACTCACCTTGACTGGGTACCCAATGGATGACTATAATAAACGCAAAGATTCTGAGATGTTCATATTCTATGATACTCTCAATGAACGAATCGAAGCCATTATAAGGTCATCCATTGTGTCCATGTTGGCATATGAGGATGAGTTGTGAAAAGACTGATATATCAGGTTTGTCTGGGAAAACAGATAGATTCTAAGTTGTATGCGAAATGTATCGAAAGTGTTTCTAATTATTGCCAAAAGCATGATATTGTACATTATACGCAACAAATTCCCAAGTTAAAAATTAAACCCGATCCGTTCACAAGTAACCGTAGTACCGAGAGTTGGCAGAAACACGGTGGGTTCTTACCTATCTATGAGAAAGAGAATGCGTTTGATCTGTTAGACGAATACGATCAGATTGCAATCATCGATGCGGACATTTATATCCGTGAAGACGCTGAGAATATCTTTGACCATATGTTAGACGAATATGCGTTTGGTTGTGTGTTTGAACGTGAGATGCCTATCACCGCTAAGTATGCAGAGAAAATCAGAAACTACTCTCGTATGCAGTACGAACAATTACAGAACTATAATCGTACACAATTTAACCCTAATCATCTGGGTTATGAGTTTGCCAACATGGGTATGATTGTGTTAAACTGTAAGAACTTCAAACCGTACTTGCAAGGACAGACCGCAAAAGAGTTTCTGACTCGGATGGAGTTCAAAGACTTTGTTGATGGTATAGGCCCTTGGAAGTGGTCAACAGACCAAACTTTGTTGAATTATTTTCTGAAGAAGTATGATGTACCAACTCAATCCTTACACTGGAAGTGGAATGGACTATATGGTGCAAACACTAAGATCGAAGAGTGTTCCTTCATACATTTCTTCTTGAAAGACTTGTTACCAAATCAAGGAGAGAACGTAGAGGAGTTAATGAAGAAGATATGAAGTTGTATGATTATGAAAATTACAAAGAGTATCGAGAACTACAGATAGAAGCGAACAAACAAAAGTTACATGCTGTCTGGTGTAGTGAAAGTACTGTTGAAAAGGTGTGCGAGATGTACCCCAACAGTAAGAATATATTGTGTCACGGTGCACGTAATGGTAGAGAAGTTGAATGGTTTATTAAGTATTTCCCTGATGCGACTGTGACAGGAACCGACATATCTCCGACAGCGAATGAATTTTCTAATATGTTTGAGTGGGATTTTCATGACAGAAAGGAAGAGTGGGTTGGTAAGTTTGATCTATTGTACTCTAACTCATTCGATCATTCTTACTATCCAGAAAAGTGTTTGAAGACATGGACAGATCAACTGACCGAGGAAGGTATTCTTTGTGTGGAGTTGATGGTTGGGGACAACAATGTTTCATCTCGCATGGATCCCCTACAGATAAGTAAAGGTGAGTTTCTGGGGATTATAGATGACTTAGGATTCGAAGAGGTTGTTGCCTTCAACGTGACAGCTAAACATGGTTACAGTAGAGTAGTGGTGTGTAAAAGAAAATGACTAAAGCATATGTGATAAGAATTGATGGACAAGAGAAGTTAGTTGAGAGGTTGTCCGAGAGTATCGTCAAGACCGAAAGTGATATCGATCTGAACATCTTCGAGGGAACTGTACCGAAGACCATACAGTCTCACCTAGAACGAGAGTTCACGTCTTTCGATACTTCTAACTATAGATGGAACTGGCCCAAAGATCCTTCGGAAAACCACATGGATTTGCGGACTGGTATAATGAAGACTGCGTATCTCGCATCGAATCAAGAGAAAAAAGAGGCATGTTCGATCAGTCATATGCGTCTATGGGATCTATGTCTGACTATCAACGAACCTATAATTATATTTGAATCGGATGCCCTCATGACTCGAAAGTTTGATGTCAGTGACGTGGAAGGATATAAACTGGTTGGGTTGAATGATCCTAGAGGTGCGACAAGACGAGCAGGATTGTTTCACCAGATCGTTGCTTCTACACCAGATGTCCAACCCGCACCACGTATTAATGATCTAGGTGAGATGTCTCCCCAAGGTATTGCAGGTAACAGTGCATACTATATAGAACCAGATGGCGCATCTATGTTACTTGAGAAGGTCAAGGAATATGGAATGTGGCCCAACGATGCGTATATGTGTCGTGAATTATTTCCTTGGATACGAGTGGTGTATCCATATTATACTAAGGTGCAGGGAACTGCATCTACAACAACAAGGTGATTTGAATGAAAGTTTTACACGATAATGTTTTATTGACAGAAGATGATGCAAAAGAAACAACTACTGCCGGTGGACTGATTCTTTCCGCAGATATTACGACAGGTAATAAACCTGCTCGTGTTGTTGCGATGGGACTAGAAGTTGCAAATAAGAAAGAGATTGCAGCAGGTGATAAGGTATATTGTAATTGGTCAGAAGCAATGCCAGTAGAGATTGATGGTAAGAAGATGGCGATTATTAAGTACGAATTTATCCGGTTGAAAGTGGACGGATAAATGAAGTCTCTCGTTATTACGATTGGAGACAATCACCTATCCCAACAAGCTGCGGATAGGTGTATTGCAAGTGCCAAACGATACGGTATCAAAGTTGAGAAGTGGTATGCAGTAACACCTAGACATCCAGACTTCGAGTCTATGGTCAAGGATGCGGGTCTTCAAGTTCATATGTTTCAGGGCGGTTATTCCAAGACCGAGAATGCACTTGCGTGTTTCCTTTCACATATGTCACTATGGAAGTATTCAGTCGAGACCAAACAAGATGTGATGATATTAGAACACGATGCAATATTCACTGGTCGTGTTCCGGTATTGTTTGGATTCCATAAGTGTGTCACAATTGGACAACCTAGTTACGGTAAGTTTAAGACACCGATGACACTAGGTACGTCTCCGTTAGTACAGGCAGATTATTTTAAGGGTGCACACTCTTATATTGTCAGACCTTCTGGTGCAGAAGAGTTTCTAGAAAAGGTCTCTGACTATTCTCGACCCACAGACATCTATCTTAATATAATGAACTTCCCTTGGTTAGAAGAGTATTACCCATGGCCTGTAGTGGTCGATGATTCTTTCAGTACTATTCAGAATCAACAGGGTTGTTTAGCAAAACACAACTATGGAAAAGGGATACACTTGGTAGAAGCATGATTAACTTAATTACTGTATGTACAGATCAATATCCTATGGAGTATGCCCGCAAGTTGATCACTCGATTCAAAGAGTTGAGTGGTTACAAAGTGGAGGCATGGTGCATCACCGACCGACCAGATGAGATTTCGGATATCGCAAATACCATCGAACCAGCTTTTGGTGCAGGTAAAGGTTGGTGGAATAAGATGAAAGCATACGATTCATTCTATGATGGATATGCTGTCTATCTTGATATCGACACTGTTTTAATCAAGAACTTTGATGATGAGATACGAGAGGCAATCCTTGCACTAGAGAGTGAAGTTGTTAAGGTCGCATGTGTATCCGATGCCATTGGTTGGAAAAATAACAAGTTTAGTTCTTCGATGATGGTTCTGAAGAGTGGTAAGATGCAAGAAGTGTATGACATCTTCTCACTAGAAAGTTTGAGATCGTTTGAATATGAATATGATGGGGGTGACCAAGTATGGACGGGTCGTCTACTCGAAGAGTGGAAACCAGGCGGTTACTCTGAGATCTACTATATGGACGAAGAGTTCAATCAAAACCTCAAACTCAATCTGAAATTCCATCTAGGAAGTAAGGTATTGGGTAATTGGATATTCCCTAAATATATCCCAAGTGGGTGCAAGATTGTAGATTGTGGTGGTAAACCAAAACCACACGAACTAGAATACTTACCGTATATAAAAGAGGCGTGGCACGATGTTCAGTAAAATATTATTAGGAGTGGTACTTTGTATGGGTATCACGTTTGCAGGATTCTATCAGTTCATACACAAACCTTTGTTGGGTCAAGTTGTACAACAACAGGTACTTCTTGCGGCACAAGAGTTACGTGAACAAGAACAAGTAAAGACGATAGAAGCGTTACAGAATAACCTACAGAAGACTTCCGAAGCATTGAATGCGATGTCCTCTCGTAATGCAGAGATTGAGGCAGAGTCTAAACGATACCTTGCAATCTTTGCACGACATAACCTATCACGACTTGCAGCTGCAAAACCGACTCTGATAGAAACAAGAATCAACCGAGGAACTAAAGATGTATTCGACAGTATCGAAAACGACACTGCTGTTATTGATAACACTGATAAGTAGTGGTTGTACAACACTAGGTAACTGGGGTAAAGTACCAGAACCTATACCAGTAGAGATTAAGACGGTAGAGATAAAGGTTCCTATTATCCATCCCCCAATGCCTAGACAGATTGACCTCAAAGATCCTCGGTGGTATGTGGTCAGTGACAAGAACATTGACACTTTTCTAGAAGATATTACGAAACGACACGAAGGTCAGTTGGTCTTTATTGCAATGTCGGTAGGTGATTATGAGTTGATGTCGTATAACATGCAGGAACTAAAACGATATATAAATCAACTAAAAGAAGTTGTGATATACTATCGCACTATGAATACAGATGAACCAGAGGTTGTAGAGAATGAGAAAACAGATAATTGAGTCGTTGACATCCCATGCGGTGGGTAAGATTAACAAACATAAAATGAACGTGGAAGTTTACTTGGCCAATCCTACCGGTATTGGTGAACATCCTGATGTGATGGGAGCGATAGAACACGAGTTGAAGATCATTGCGGACTACCATGAACAGTTAGAGATTTTGGAGAGGTACTTTTAATGTATGAATATTCTTGCAAAATTGTTAGAGTTGTTGATGGGGATACTGTGGATATTGATATCGATCTCGGTTTCGGTATTATTTATGCTAATCAGCGTATTCGTCTGTACGGTATTGATACTCCCGAATCTCGTACTCGTGATGCTGTCGAGAAGAAGTTTGGTAAACTCGCCGCCAGATTCCTTGCGGAATCACTGGGAGAAACATGTGTCCTCCGTACAAGACTCGACAGTAAAGGAAAGTACGGCCGAATCCTCGGAGAGTTCCTCGTCTATGACGCAAAAACCGACCGACAAATGACTGTTAATGAGATTATGATTCGAGACCATCTTGCGGTTGCGTACCACGGACAATCCAAGGATGATATCGAAGATGAACATTTGCGTAATCGTAAAATATTAATTGAACAATATGGATTCGAAGCATGAGATGGAATGTCTTAGGTAATGGCGATAATGCCTTTCAGTATGAGAGAGGTACGCCGGGTAAACTTCTTATTTGTAATATGCCCCCATTCGAGATTCCTAACAATGAAGTCTTTGCTACATGTATGGTTGACTATAAGATGATGGTTGCACTTGCTAATAAACATATCAAGTTGGATATGTACGATTGGATACTGGGTACCCGTCCACGTCACTGGATGGAAATGCAACCACAATTCTATCTGAAGTATGCGCAGAAGATCAAGGCAATGCACACACATATCCCGTCTTATGCGAAACTACAAGGACAGAACGAAGCACAGGCTGCGACAAATTACTCGTGTGGTCATATGGCAGTAGACTACGCATGTCGTGTACAGAAGGCGACTGAAGTCCACATCTACGGATTCGACTCGATGTTCGATACAAGTCTCCGTAGTTATACCGACTTGTTATTAGAATCAGATCGAAGTTCTCAGAACACACATCGTCTCGCAAATAACTGGAGACCTATTTGGACAAAGATGTTCGAAGAGTTTGACAATACACAGTTTTTCCTGTATCATAGTCATAGTAAACTGAAATTCCCTGTAGGGGATAATGTCAAAATAGTTGTGGAGAAAAAATAATGCCTAGTATAGATGATGTGATAGAAATCAGTAAAAAGTTCGGTGAGTTTATAAAGTACACTTGTGTTGATTTTAAAGCTGTTTGGGAGTTCCGACCCAACGTACTTATTTGGTGTGGTATTGCATTCTTGATTGCCTGTTTTGTATAAATACACTTATAAAATAACATTCGGGAACATAATTTAAATGCAATCTTTTAACACATTCTTAAAAGAAGAGACCTTCCTCTCAGAAGAATCGGAAGCGTTACTTGAAAAACTCATTACCTTTGGTGGTAAAGCATACCCTAAGTTTGGTAACATTGTTATCATGGCCGGTGGTGCGGGTTCTGGTAAAGGATTCATTCTGAGTAATCTGGTAGGTATCGAAGGAAAGACTTTCGATGTGGATGAGTTGAAGAAACTTGCAGCTAAGACACCTGCGATCCAGAAACGAGTCAAGGACGAACTCGGTGTGGACATTTTTAAATTGTCACAGAACCTAAAAGACCCCAAGAACGTAGAGAAACTTCATGAAATCATTGGTATCTATCTAAAGACTGATAAGTCCAAAGAGAGGTTATTCTATCGTTCTGTATTGACCGCACCTGTTGATCGTAAACCAAACATTATCTTCGACATGACCTTCAAGGAATTGTCTAAGTTGGAGAAGGTTGCGAATGATGCGTCTAAGTTAGGTTACGATAAAAAGAACATCCATATCGTATGGGTTGTGAATGATATCGAAGTTGCGAAGGCACAGAATGCGAAACGTGCACGTGTTGTACCTACCGAGATTCTTGTCAATACTCACCGTGGTGCAGCTAACACTATGGGTGATATCATCAACATGGGTAACAAACTCAAGAAGTATATGGATGGGGATATCGTATTCGCATTCAACAAAGTTGGTGTAGATGCGAATCTGGAGAAGTCTGGTAAGGGTGGTTCATACGTCAAAGACGCAAACTACTTCTATGTCAAGAGAGCAGGTAAACCACCTACTCCCGTTGACCAATTAGATAAAGATATTCGTTCTAAGATTGCAGGTTATGTACCTAAGAACGTAGACTGGAACTAACCTTTGTGACACCGGATCATGTCATTGAGTATCGAATATTCAATGGCACGATCCTCTTCTGACATTTCTCTGAACTTACTGTCCCAAATAGAACGGTTCACAAACACCTGATTCAACCATTCACTATTCTCTTCTATCGCGCCTTCGATATACTTTGCTTTGTCTGGGTCTTGATAATTGATATCTATTATATCAAAAGATTCATCACAGTACGGTGCGAATACTGATTTCACATGATGATAAGTGAAAGCAGTATCTTCGGTCTCTTTGGGAACACCTGCAAGTATAACACAATCATATGATGTATCTGGTGGTGGTGATAGTCCAATAGTTTCTTGGCCACCTTTGTATTGTTTATCTGCCGGTATCAAATCGATTTCATATCTTTTATATAAAGAGTGCATCAATTTTCTATGTCTGAGTTCGGTTGGTACTACAGTATGCATTTCTATGTTATATTTGTATTCCATCTTAACAATGGGAATAAACTGTGTCCACACGTTGGGATCTACCATAGTATCTTCGAGAGACTTCACTGAAGGAGTCTTATGTATCTGGCGATCACTACCACGTTGGAATGTCCAACTAGTCTGTGCCGAATTGTAATGACCGACAAACAGTATCTTACGGTAACCCTTTAGTGCGATATAGTTTAATATCATAGGGACATAGTTAAACACGTCATTGACAGTATTTGCATCCGCGTCATGCCATCTCAGGTTCAAATCGTTTTTTCTAACTTCGCCCCCTATCAGAAAGTTGAGTCTACCCCACACATCCTTTTTCATGTCACGGTGAATATATCTACTCATAGATGTACTGTTCACTCTAGGTGAATTGATAACGAGCTCGTTTGCTGTCCTATAATACATGGGTTACCCTTTATAAATGTTTTGTATATGGTCTTCGAATTGTTCTATTTTCTCAAGACGATTAGGCCACAGAATATAATCTTTCTGGGGATTCTGTTTCAAGTTGTTTAGTAGAGGTTGTACCGCATTGAACAGATTGTCTAAACGTTTTTCGAGTTCGCTAACAGTTGTAGAATTCTCATTGGCGGCTGTCTGCGCCTCTTGAACCGCATCCAGTTCATCCTCGTCAACTATAGTGAAACCGAAATCAAAAATGTCGTCACTCATATTTATACCTTTATTTTTCATTTTCTTTTATTTATATGTTGCCTTACCTACAGAAATACTATATAATTATCTAAGATAACTGAGGAAAGTATTATGTCTGCAATGGGTACATTAGTATTAGAAATTCAAGAGTTTGTAGATCCACTCGTCTATATGGGTGCAACAAACGAAACTATCATGGAACAGTTCGAAGCTCTCTTTAAGAACCATCCACACTACAACTACATGAAAGAAACAATTCAGAGTCAGATCGGTGTTAGACAATTCTTGAGAGAGGGTTAGGAGGTATGAGTAAGTGGTGGAGAATATGGGCGAAGAGTCTAGGTGAAAAGGTCGGAGAAACTGATACCCAAGCTAATACTGTTGCTGGCATTAGGACTGTGTGGTGGTGTACTCATATGGCGACTTGTATCGTTATCATCCTCAATGCTATAGCGAATCACGGGTGGGGTCTCATTGGACTTTGACGTTGAAACTATTATCGTTCCATATTCGAAAAGGTTATAAGCATATAACAAAATGTTCTGAAAAAGGGGTTGTGCGATACATAGAATGGTGGTATAATAGTACCCTATTGAGATGAGAGAGAAAACGATTATGATTAAAGTTGGTGAGAAAGTCTACTGTAACTGGGGTGCGATGCATCCGACCGAAGAACGTACTGTCTTAAAGATTGACGGTGATCGTATGTGGTGTGACGAAGGTTTCACTATGTTACTTGCCGACTTACGTGACATGAACGAGAACTACAGAAGTCCTATCGGGGTTTATCGGTTATGAGAGAAGTGAGTAGATTTTTATTTCAGTTGACAATCATAGTGATAGTGAGTGTCCTCTCCCTTCAATATCTATAGAGGATATGTTATGAGTAAAACAATTAAAAAGTTTATAGCAAGAGCGGATCATGGCGGTTGTTACTTTGAAGTTGAAGCAGAGACATTTGATGAAGCAAGAGAACTACTCAAACATGATGGATTCAGCGGTTACTTGTACGAAGAAACATATCAACTGATTAGCACAACACCGCACATAGTTGGAGAAGTAGAGAGATCGTTCGCACAATATAATTATTAGGTATATGCTTAGAACAAAATGATCTAAAAATAAGTGAAATAGTTGTTGCATTATTGTTTTGGTTATGAGATAATAGTACCCTATTGAGATGAGAGAGAAAGTTATGATTAAATATGTATTGAGAAACGTTGTTAATGACCAGTTAATAAACTGTAAGATGTTCGACACTATGGTCGATGCCCTTAACTACAGACATACTTATCTTGAACGTGATGTTGCTTGGGTCGATCAGGTGGAGGTGAAGTAATGGTGCTCTTAAAAGTTTTCTTAACTATTGTACTGATTATTATCTTTTGTGTTATCGCTATAGGTGGTTCTCTGGCTGCGATGTATGAAAGAGACGAAATTCGAAAAGGTATGCGTGAAGGTAAAAACGACTACTATGGTAATAAAATTGAAGAGGAAGATGAATAATGTTTAATAATTATACTTGTAATGTTGTGTACGGTTCTACTGGTGAACGTTCTATGTTCATGGGAATGGACTTAACTTGTGACTTCAAAGTCTCTCATGCACTTGGTGAACGCCCTGTCGTTGACAAAGAGATCCAACTCGGTCGTGAAAAATATAAAGTTGGTGAACTTTTGAATTCCGCAATTGGTTTGAAGTATGACTTGATCCTCCGCATGATGATGCGTGACGGAACTATCGATTACGACACGGTTGTTCGTGTTGGTTATGTTGGTCGTCTCCGTGAAGTCTACGTTGTGAAAGACGAAGAAGCATACCGCATCTTTGGTAAGACTTACTATGGGTTGTATAACAATGATTAGTGGTGAGTTTCTTTTTTCTGATATTATTTCTCTTGCCATATTCTGTTTACTTATGGTAGTATGGTGGGAGATAAAGGGGATGGGGGATGACGAATAAAAAGAAACATGGATTGGGTAAGACCTCCAATCCTGTCGCTAAGTTCGCTAAACGTTTCAACAAGTCTGCGGTTATGGTTGACCGAAAGAAAGAAGAGAGACGTACTGGCGGACGTTGGAACCTTGATGATGGTTTTTATGATTCCGATGGAGGAAAAGAATAGATGAATGTATTTCGATTAGATGATGATCCCGTGAAAGCTGCGCAGTTGATGTGTGACAAACATGTAGTCAAGATGGTTATCGAGTATGGTCAACTACTGTCTACCGCACACCGAGTCATAGACGGTACCATGTACCTCGGTAAGACTAAGAATGGTCGTAACATCAAACGATGGAGACTCGATGGTACAGCGCAAGAGGAGGTCTTATACAAGGCATCTCACGTGAATCATCCATCAAACATCTGGTGTCGTGAGAATGACAAGAACTATCGTTGGTTATACAAACACTTTGTGGCCTGCGCAAAAGAATATCAACATCGTTATGGACGTGTACACGCGACCTTCGATAAACTCAATGGGTTTGTGTGGTTCGCACCTCGCAAAATCAAACAGACCGCTCACGAGTCCGTGATGCCACAGTGTATGCCTGACGAATGTAAGCGGGATAGTGTGGTTGAAGGATACCGTACCTACTACGTACAGGAGAAAAAGTACTTTGCCAAATGGACAAAACGCGAGACACCAACTTGGTTTGTATCTCCTTAGAGTGATGTTAATATTTTGGTTGGCGTTTAGTGTAGACAATGAGGATGACCTATATGGAGTGATGTCGAGTATTCGTAGATTGAATGAATGTAAAAAAGTGGTAAATTTAACTTGACAGTGATAAGGAAATGATATATAATGTCTAAACAAATGAGATATCTTAAACTCAGATCTGCGCAACAAAGATTAGAGAGTCAAAGAAGATCACGAAGAATGCTAATTATGCATGAACAAGAAATTAATAAAATTGAAGGAGAAGACCCGTTATGTCCTACACAGAAAAGCAGTTCAAAGAAGACGTTGAAGTAACTAAACGTATTCTGAAAGACACTTATGTCAATAACATCATTTACGTCCAAGAACGTATTAAAGATGGTGCTGATGAAAGTGAGTTAAAAAACATCGAAGATCTTATCATTGCAAACGAACGATTAATCGTTTACTTTGATGAAGGTGATGATTGGGTAAAACAACTACATGAAGAGGCCTCAGGGTCAGGAGATGATAATGGAACAAGCAGTGAACGAACTAACACCGGAGATGATGAAGAAGCAGTCGCTCGAATTGAAGAAGCAAGGAATAGTTGATGCTTTGAAACAGGGTCTTGTCCACCTACAATTCAAGAAGGTGAACGGTGATCTTCGTAATATGATTGGTACTTTAAGTCCCGAACATATTCCAGAAGACAAAGTACCCGAAGAAGGTAAAGAGCGTAAGAGTAACGAAGAACTTGTTGTTCTGTTCGATGCCGAAGTCAATGACTGGAGATCTTTCCGTACCGAAAACCTTGTAGAATATCGGTGTGACGCATGGTAGTAAAACGCAAACGTAAACCAATGTCCGAAGAGCAACGTGCAGCTGCGAGTGAAAGACTCGCAAAAGCACGGGAAGCTCGAGGTCACGATGGTTCCAAATCTGTCCATCCTTTATTGTTGGATATGGATGAGGATAGTCCGATACATTGGAGAAAGGTTCGCGAGTGGGTCAAAGAGATAGGTGTGGAACTTCGATCCAAGAAGGCACAACGACTGTCGAAGGATTCTAAGGAAAGACATGAGTATCAGACACTAGAGGTATATCTCGGAAACCTGAAAAGGTATCTTGACTCTAGTATCTGGTTAGATGCACGTTATGGAAGACATCGAGAAGGTAAGATGGGTACTGTCGTTCATGCTATTGCATACTTTCCTAGTGGTCGTCCCAAGAGAGTTGTGGGATGGTTTTATAAAGATATCGGTGAATACACCGAGGAGATGAAAGAGAATGACGATAGAATTTACGGTACCGAATCTGAGTACCGAAGAGACGAACACAAGCGAAAACTTCATGAACAAGAAGAGGTTCTCGAAGATGGTGGAGAGGACGGTACGTAGTTCCGGACTTAACTATATGGACTCGATTGTTCATATGTGCGAGAAGAATAACATGGAAGTTGAAGATGTTAAGAAGTACTTGACGCCTTCAATTATAGATTGTCTTGAAACCGAGGCGATGAATTTGAACTTCCTAGAGAAAACTAATTCTCTGGATGTTTAAATAACACTTGACTTATGTGTATAAATAGGTTAGAATACTATGGTACAATCAAGAAACAATTGAAAATACGCTGTGTAAAAAAACTGTAAATAAACTGAAAACGCTGAACATACTGGAGAAAACATATGTCTTTTGCAAACCTAAAAAGTCGTTCTACCGACATTTCTAAATTAGTATCTGCCGCTCAAGAAGCATCTGGTACTAACACCAAAACCAATAAGTACGATGACGAACGTAAGTGGAAACCAACCGTTGATGATAACGGCAATGGTTACGCAGTAGTCCGTTTCCTTCCTGCAATGGAAGGTCAAGATATGCCTTGGGTACGATATTGGGATCACGGATTCAAAGGCCCTCAAGGTCAATGGTACATCGAGAAATCGTTGACTACCATCGGTCAGAAGGATCCTGTATCCGAACTGAATTCACGTCTGTGGAACTCGGGTATCGAAGATGACAAAGAAACTGCACGTAAACAGAAGCGCCGTCTTCACTACGTGTCCAATATCCTTGTGGTAAACGATCCTGCAAACCCATCGAACAATGGTAAAGTATTTTACTATGAGTTTGGTAAGAAGATCTTTGACAAAATCATGGATCTGATGCAACCACAATTCCCTGGCGAAACTCCTATCAACCCATTTGATTTTTGGAATGGTGCTGACTTCGAACTGAAGATTCGTAATGTTGCGGGTTACCGTAACTATGATAAGTCGGAGTTCAAGTCCACTTCTGCATTGTATGAGTCGGACGAGACTAAACTCGAAGCCACTTATAATCAACAGTATGACTTGGGTGAGTTCGTAGATCCTGCTAACTTTAAAACCTATCAGGAATTAGAGTCACGTCTGGAATTGGTATTGGGTACTGCGGTAGGTGCTAACACCACTATCCGTAATGAAGCATTAACTCAGACTGCGGAATCGAACGTTGGACGTTCTGCACCACAACCTGAGATCGTTTCTGCTCCTGCACCAAAGGTAGGTGCTGTCGCGGAGGAAGATGACACACTATCTTACTTTGCGCAGATGGCACAGGAAGACTAAAGATTAGGGGGACGAAAGTCCCCCTTTTTTATGATAAAGCATAAGTCCTATCGTTCTGATCAACTGTCGGTTGATTCTGTGACATAATCGCAGCAGTACTTGAGTTGTTATTATTAGTAACTGAATTAGAACTCGGTGCATTTACTAATACTGCATTAGCACCTTGTTCTGATTTTAACTTAGTGTTCTCACTTTGTGCCTGGGTAAGACCATTGTCTCTAGGTGATCTCATTGATCTCGAAGAAGATCTTTCGACATTAATTTCTGGTGATAACTTGGTGACCTCAACCTTTGGTTCTGGTTTAGATACACTTTCAAGTTTATCAATTTGTGCTTGAGTCTTGTCTATATTCAATGCAGCAGATGCGGTACCTGTTTTCTCAAAACGTGCTTCTGCTCTTTCGAGTTTCCTTTCTAAATAAGCAAGACGTTCCGCATCTCTGGATTGCACCACAACTTCTACTTCTTCTTTGACTTGTGGTTTATCGACAACTTGCAAGACTTCTTCTTCCTTATCGGCAACGGTAGGTGTATCAGGTAGAACAGGCACTTCTGAATATGGTTGAGTACTTGGAGTAGTTTGTTGTTTGGTTGTTCCACCATCGTCACCATCAAATCCGAAGAAATTTCCTACGGATTCTAATGCACCAGATGCCATATTCTTGATATCATCCATACTAGGAATCAACCCCATGACAAACTCCTTGATATCAGTAATCATTTGATTGATAGGTTCCATCAAGTAACCAATCGGATCTTCGCTCTCCATGAAACCATTCCAGAACTCTTTGATACCTTCGATCATGGAAGTGACTTTGTCTGGTATAGCACGTATCATCGACTCCATATTCATCATAACTTCACTGAACATCTCTGAGAACGAGAAACTGTCCAAGAAAGTAGAGAAGTTTTCGAAACCCAACATACCTGATATCCAAGAGATACCGTCTTTTAGGAGATCTACTAAACTCAATACTGCACCATTGATCGCACCGGTCATGAATGCGTATACGCCACCGATGATATCACCTGACTTGAATTTACTCAGAGATGCTTTAATACCTTCGTACAAACCAATAGCGATTGTGAGTGGCCAACCAAAGAATCTACCTAGTGCACCAAACACTTTGAAGATATTAGGCGCAATTCCTCGCATGTACGCGACGACATCCTTCATTGGTTTTACTATCTTACTAAAGGAATCTTTGATACCTCCTGCGAATTTACCCACACTAGCAAATGATTGACCTGCTGATCTGAATGCTCCAATAACTGTCTGGAATCCAGTTGTGATAGATGTACCGACACTCTTGACGAACTTTACAGAATCGGTAAAGATTTTACCCATACCTCTGAATGTCTTTTCGAACATATTCAGAGAACGGAAAGTACCGGTTACAGATTGTGATAGTCCCTTGACACCATTCATACCTGCTTTGAATGCATTAGATATATTACTGAAGGCGTTAGTGATAGGTTTTACAAAATTCTTAAAACCATCAACATATAACTTCACCCCTATCTTAATATCAGTGACAAGTGATTTGATGCCAGTACCCAAGTCTTTAAAGACCTTGACCACACTAGAAGCAAAGTCGGTAACCGGTTTGAAAACATCCTTCAATTTCTTCACGATATTACCACTTGCAAGTTTAACAAGATCGGAAATTTTTTTTCCTAATGGAGCGAAGAAGTTTGTAATAGGACGTAATAGAAACTTGACACCCGACAGAATAGTCTTGAAGGTTCCTGATATAACATTCTTTATAAGTTTTGCGGTGTCTGTAATAGCCTTCATCCATCCTATCGCAAGACCTTTAGCAAAACCAAGAACCATGGTAGGAATACCGATGAGTAAATCTAAGATACCGCCAGTCTTCTTATCGAGATCTGGACGTTCGGGCCCGGTTCCTCCACCTGTAGGAGATGTTCTACCAGAATCTCGACGGGCCTCTTCTCTGTCACCAGCCTGACCTCTGAACTCGCCCAGAAGATCCTTCATAGTTTTCTTTAGGTCATCAACACCTTCACTTGTTGTTGCAGTGTTCTTGATGACCTGATCAGATTGTTTCGCATTCTCTTCTCTTAGAAGTTGAATCGAGGTTTGTAGTAAAGCATCTGCCATTTTAGTTTCTCATCTGTTCTTGTTTAATACGATCGTTTTCTTCTTTAACATATTCAACTAACATAGCAACGTAGATCTCCCTCTCCCACGGCAACATCATTTCAATTTCAGTCAAACTATAACTATGATGTTGTATCAGTGAAAAATTAGTTTTATAATAATTCACTAGACTATCATGAGAAAGGTTTAGGATAAAAAATCCTGCATACCTTTCAAAGTCACACTGTTCTGTTCCCCACAACCTTCACACGCAAATGTCTCGGTGTGTATCATTGCGGGCATTGCTTCAAGAAATTCACCTAACTTCCTGAATTGTCCTTGGGTCATAGACTCGATGAAATCCATTAGTTCTTCCTTCGATGTGTCACTGGAAGAGACTCTTTCTTCTTCGGTCAAGATTGCATTGATACATGTGGCAACCAAGTTAAAACCTACTGTAAGTTCATCTCCGGTCAAATCACTTGACTGGATATCAACATACGATGGATATTTCATTTCAACACTAACACTGTCTGTCAATTCTATGACGTTACTGAGTTCACTAGTAGACACATCAATTGAACCAATATCGATAGATCTTTCGTTCTTATGATCACAACTAGAACATTTCAACAACACTGTCGCGGATTCGCCCACAGACTTCGATCGTATCTGAGTAAACAGATATTCAATATCGAATGTTGTCAATGCATTAACATCGATTTCATTTTGAATACAAGCGTCTAATGTGTTGACAATTGCATTCAGTGCTTCTTTTTGATCGCCAGTTTCAAATGCGATCATCAATACCTTTTCTTCTTTGACCAAGTAAGGTCTATAAGAAACAACTTCTTTAGTAGAAGGAATCTTACATGAATACTGCGGTGATGTATTTAACTTAGGTAATGCCATTATATTCTCCAGTGTTTTTAATAATTTATTTAACCAAATAATTTTGAGAAGATTCCACCGATCGCTCCACGAGCGATGTTCTCTCCGTCTTTTGTGTAGTCTCCGACTTCACTTTCCCAATCAGTAAATGATAGTTGTACACTCAATTCCAATACACCTTCTTCACCATTACCTAATTGTTGATCAGTCAACGATGTTGGATAACACTCCAACAAAGTACATTGATATGTTTTCTTCATTTGAAAAGAAGCACCTGCATCAAGTTCTCCTTGTGCGAGATCTATAGGCCCTACTTTCGGTAATCTGTTTTTCAGGAAGGATGGGATCTTATCCGTAAACCCTAACTGTTTCTTGATTATAGAAAGTCTCAGACCTCTTTCCATAGTAGTTATTGTTACAGGATATGTATAATCATCGAAGTACCCTACTGTACGATTCAATTGATTATGCGCTTCGTTCTGCCAGTTCTCGAAGTACTGACGAACCAGATGATTGTTTGCAACCAAAAACGTCATTGTCATATCTGTGGTAGCATATCCATTTGCGAACTTTCGGTTGGTCGTACCAATCGCATGATCTATAGACATTATCTGTCTACCCGGCAACGTTGCAACAGTACAAAATAGATTCAACTCTCGTGCGTCCATTTTGAAACTTTCTATTTGGGGTAGGGTGACCATGAACTGATTACCCTTGGCAAGTCCACCTGAACCACCTATTTGACCCTTTAGGTCTTCGATTGAAAATCCTGAACTCATCGTATCATCTGCCTACTATCGTAATGAACCTTATAACTGTTTCGTTTGCGGAACTGTGCGGTTGGCAGAAAGATTGCAATCTCCCATTCTGGTGCAGGTACTTCCGCAAAACGACTGGTAACCTGAGAATTCAAATAATGTTTAACACATGGTTTGAAGTATCTCAGATTCGAAGATTTCTTTAACATTCTATATGTCAAAGAAAACTTATCATCTTCACTCAACTTACTACCTTGGATATCCATGATGTTCGCAAAGAACTGCATCCTCAACTTGGGTGGCAGATAGTGTAGATTCAATCCTAAGAATCCACCCTTCGCAGGCCCAAGAACAATCACCAATGGAAATGCATCATAGTATGGTAGTTTGTCTTTATGTTTAGGATCATAGGTAAACATGAACATACCAC